GGGATGGGCTATGGGCTCTCGCCCATCAGCCCGATGGCTCGATCCGCCGACGTGGACAACTCGATCACGCACTTTCTCAAGCTGTTCTTTGACCACGGTGTGATGCTGCCGGGTGTGCTGTCCAGCGACAAGCCGCTTTCTGACGATACGATTGCCCGCGTCAAAGAGAATTGGAAAGAGATGTACGGCGGGTACTACCGATGGAGCGAAGAGATCGGCGTGCTCGAACAGGGCACGACCTATCAGCGCATCGGGCTCACATTCGATGAGATGGGCTTTCAGCAGCAGGACGCACGCAACGAGACGCGCATCTTGGGGCCGTTCGGCGTCCCTCCGATCTTGGTCGGCGCCCGCGTCGGGCTGGACCGAGCGACCTATGCCAACTATCGGGAGGCGCGACAGGCGTTTTGGGAAGATACGATGGTCCCCGAAAACGCCCTGTTCGAGGTGGACTATCAATACTACCTCAACGACGGCGATAAGTTCGTCGCGTTCGACTATGCCGAGGTTCCTGCTTTCCAGGCACAGCGCCAGGCGGAACAAGACCGGATGCTTGAGGGATTCAAATCGGGCGGTGTGACCAGGGGTGAGTACAGGCGCACGATGGGCTTGCCTGCCCTGGGGCCTGGGGAGGATGACGTATTCGTCCTCTCCCCTATGATGATCGAGGTTCCGGCCGTCGCCGCCCTGGGTCAGGGGCGCGTGATTGAGCAGACTGAGGACGGCGGTGCCCAGGCGACAGACGAGGGTCGCAAACTGTTACCGTCCGTGACTGTAAAAAAAAAGCCTTAACAACTGAACAAAAAGAGAGGGTCGCGCGCATCCTCGACAAAGCAGCCGAGGCGACCGAAGGCGACTATGCCAATGCCAGCGAGGATGCACTAGAGCGCGATCACCGGGCTATCCGGGCCAGGGTCAACGCGGCCAAGGCTCTCTTTCTACAGCGTAAGCAGTCGGTAGACTGGGAGTTGATCGAGCGCGACTGGGCCGACTACTTTGCCAACGAAGCGCCCGCCAATTGGCGCGAGCTGTTCCACCCGCTGATCATCGGCACGGCCAGGGACGTGAACGACGTCTGGACTACTGAACTAGGCATACAGTTCAACGTCCAAAACTGGCTAGAAAATGCGGCGCTCGAGTTTCAGGCTTACGAGATGACTTTCAGCGAGCCGATCCTTGAGACGACAGAGAGCGATCTATTCGCCCTCCTCAAGACGGCACGCGAGGAGGGCTGGACCATCGAGCGCCTGAATAACGGCATTGATCGTCTGTGGGATGTCTACCTACGAGACGAGACGCTGACCGATGACGAGCGGCAATGGTTCGTCAATCGAAGTCCGAGGTATCGAGTAGAGATGATATCGAGAACGGAAAGCATGCATTCGAGTTCCTTTGCGAGCCCGCTCCTGTTCCGCGCCTATGGGGCAGACCGGCACGAGTGGGTTGCAACGAACGATGCGCGCACGAGGCCCACACACGCGGCGGCTGATGGACAAGTACGGGTGATCGGCCAGCCGTTCGAGGTCGGCGGCTATCCGATGCTCCATCCGCTTGATGGGAGCCTGGGGGCACCGGCGTCGGAAATAGTTTCGTGTCGTTGTGTAACGGCACCTGTGATTGAGGACATTGAATGAACCGCTTTATCCGTGCTCTGCTGAAACCGGCATTCCCACAGATCACGACGGCAGAGATTCGCGCTCGAATTAGACAGATCAAGGAGGGGGCGATGGGAAAGGGAGAGACCTACATTGTTCCGTTCGGCCTGACCGTGCACTGTGTCGTTTGCGGAGAGACGTTGGAAGCAGGCGACCAGAGTTGGATCGAAGAGGGCACCGGTTCGATCCTGTGCCTGCGCTGTGCAGACAGGCGGCAGCAGCACGCCAAGGTGGGGCCGACAGAGTATAAGGTGCCCGCTTTGACAGGGGCGCAAGAGAATCGAGTGGCAGATTGGATGAGGTACGACTGAGCAGGATAGGAATATGACACTAATCGATCCGCATTTTGAGGCAGACGGATTGCCGCCTTTTATCGAATGCACTGTCGGAGAACAAAAACCAATAGCCAGTATTTTTGGAATTCCTGTCGTTGAGGTTACGGGAATGTCCGTGCCTGTGCTTGTGGCGTCAGATTGGGCTTCTTATATCATCCTTCGAGACAACATGACTGAGGAGATATTCAGCCTTGAGCACTTAAGGCGTGACTGTATGCGTTTGATGGCAAAGCGGATTAGAGATGCCAACACCTAGAGCAGACGAGACACAAGACGAGTTCATAGCGCGCTGCATCCCTATCGTTCTTGAGGACAGCACGGCAGAGGACAGCGAGCAGGCGACCGCCGTGTGCTATTCGATGTGGGAAAACCGCGACGAACAGGGGGCGGAGGAACCAATGAGCAAGAACGCAAGCGATTACAGAGACTTGCCCAACTTTGAACGCAAGACGATCCCGACGTTTATCAAGGCAGTAGATGAAAAAGAGGGCATCGTTGAGCACGTGGTCAGTGTATTCGGCATTCGGGATATGCAGGGGGATCGGGTGATGCCCGGCGCATATACAAAAACCATTGCCGAGCGATTCGGCAAGATTCGTACACTTGATCAGCACATGGCCGATAGCGCCTTGCGCGTAGTGGGCAAACCGCGTGCTATGCGAGAAATCGGGCGCAATGAGCTGCCCCAAAAAGTGCTTGAGGAATATCCAGAAGCGACTGGGGGTCTGCTGGCCGTTACCCAATATGCAATGAAAACCGATAACGGGCGCAATATGTTTCATCTCGTTGACGGCGGTTTTCTGCCAGAAACGTCTATCGGTTATGATCCGATCACGGCTGAATATGTCGAGGAGGAGATCGATGGTCAGAAGGTCACGACTCGGCTGCTCAAAGAGATCAGACTTTGGGAATACAGCAACGTGATCTGGGGAGCCAACCCGGCAACCGTTACGACAGGGACAAAAGAAGCCGATCCAGAGACCGACAAGCAAACGGCGATTGACAACCTGACGGCATTCTTGGCCGATGCGACGCTCGACCAGCGCGCCGAGCTGTGGAAGGCGTGGATCGAACGCACGGCAAAGCAGGCGCTTGATCCTGAGACAGACGATCCGCCCCGGTATGTGGGGAAAGATGAGCCGAATGGGGGCGGCGGGGGCGGCATTGACGACGGCATAGTTGATAGCAAGGAGCTTGGGCCAGATGGAAGGCCGATACAACGATTGGGCGACTTCTTGACCGGTTCCATCCATAGGATTTTCACCGTTATTGCTGATGATTTGATCGTGCAGGGTTATTTAGATCAGGATCAGCGGCGATTAATGTCGCACGCGATAGGGCTTGCGCTGGATGAATTGAATAGCACTATCCCTGATGATATTATGGATATTAATCTGAGTGGAGGTGGTGGGTTCCCTGCGTTCTTTATGGCGTTTTCTCCCAAAATAGCGACCAAGATCGGGCGCGCAATCAGCGCCGCCAACGCCAGGCGCATCCAGGGGGCCATTGACGCCGCACAATCGGCGCTTGCCGACCTAGAGGCGCTTTTGAGCGATACGATGCCGACAGAGGACGAACCAGAACAGGACGAACAAGCGAAAGACGCACCTCGTACAGAGGCCGCGACGGGCCAAGAGACCGAGGCCGGGCCGCAGACAGCACCCACCTCCGAGGAACTGATGGCCGACATAAACGAACTGATGGGGGTCATTGAACGAGAACTATCGGAGGTTGAAACGTGAACAGAAAACAGATGCTTGAGAAGGCCAATCGCCTTTTTACCGAGGCGAAGGGTCTGCTCGAGCTGGACGAGATCAGCGCAGAGGACGCGGAACGTCGCGACAAACTGATCCTGGAGGGCAAGGACTGGCACGCCCGCGCCGCCGAACTGAAAGACATCGAAGAGGCGGCTATCGAATACAAGGCGTTCCAGGAGGAGCCGAACAAGAAGGGCGCGCAGCCCGGCTACCAGATCAAAAACGCTGGGCAGTGGCTACAGTGGACGCATCGCTACTACGATCCAAAATATCGCGGGCCGATTGATCCGCGTGAGGTGCTGGGATGTGGCGAGTACAAGGACGAGGATGACGACGACGGCGACAACTGGCTGGCCAAGAAAAGCGCGCAGACGCTCAAGAACGGCGCGCAGACGAAAGACCTGCTTGAATCGGTGGGCGCAAGCGGCGGGTTCCTGGTCCCTGTGGAATATCGCCCCGAACTTTTGGGCGTCGTCTACGAGGACAACCCGATCCGCGCGCGAGCGACCGTGATCCCGATGTCGCGCCGGCAAATTCAAATGCCGACACTGGATCAGACGGGCACCACGGCAGGCCAGACGCGCCAGCACGGCGGGATCGTTGCCTCGTGGACCGAAGAGGCAACGCAAAAAGACGAGACGCAACCCGCCTTTCGCCAGATCAACCTCGTGGCGCACAAGCTCGTATGCTACACTGAGGCGTCGGACGAATTGCTTGCAGACGAGGCGGTCGGGCTGATGGCCTTTTTGCAGTCGCCAATGGGCTTCGCCGGGGCCATTCGCTGGGAAGAGGAATACACTTTCTTGCAGGGCACGGGCGCGGGCCAACCGCTGGGCGTTCTGAATGCCGCAGCGACGATCACTGTCAACCGGGCCGTTGCGGGTGCTATCGGCGTAGCCGATATTTTCAATATGCTCTCGCAGCATCACGGGGACGCCCCCTGCTGGCATATCACGCGTGCAGCGATGCCGCAGCTTCTGGCGCTCAACGGGCCTGCGGCTAACCCGTCCTACATCTTTATCCCGAATGCGCGCGAGGGCGCGCCGGGGACGCTGTTCGGGTTCCCGATCTACTACACCGAAAAGCTCCCGACGCTGGGCACGAGCGGGGACATCCTGCTGGCCGACTGGAACTATTACCTGGTGGGCGACCGCCAGGCGACGACCATCGACAGCTCGATGCATTATCGGTTCCAATACGATATTACCGCCTGGCGCGCGGTGCATCGTGTGGACGGGCAGCCGTGGTTGAGCGCCCCCCTGACGCTGGCCGACGGGACGTTCCAGATCAGCCCGTTCGTGATCCTGGGCGACGTGGCGAGCTAAGGAGGAAATGAGACAATGCCAAGCTATACCGAAGAGTTCAGCGAGGTCCATCAAATGGTACAGGCCCTTCACGCGGATAACCGCGCGATAGGGGTCTACAACACCGGCTGGGCCGCCGCACATACGCACCACAGATTCGTCGTGCTCCTGGATGTTGGCGAGATGGCGCAAGGCGCTACCGTCGATTTTGTGCTCCAGGAAGCAACCGACGCACTCGGCACCAACGCGGCCAACATCGCCGGAAAGGCGATCACGCAGCTGACGCAGGCCGGAGGCGACGGGGACGACCTGATCGTGATGGAATGCCGAATGGAAGAGATGACGCCGGGCTACGACTATGTGCGCGGCGTCCTGACCATCGCCGGTGGGGCAGTCGAATGCGCCCTGCTCGGCATCGGCGTCGTGGCGCGGTACGTGCCGGTTCCGACTGGTACGATCACCGAGATCGTGCATTAGGTTTCGCGCGCCTGGGGGCAGTTTTGCAGGCGCTTTCAAGGGGGTGTCCGGGTCTCTACCCCCGGCCCGGCATCCCCACCATAGGGGGTAGGGTTGTAATGGCGAAAGTACACGTGAAAGCGGTCACGGTGATTATGGCCGCAAATGAGCACGGTTCTTTAACAACTTATCACCCTGGGGACTGGGTGCCTGTCTCCAAGCAACGGGCGATAGAGTTGCTCGAAACCGGGCAAGCGGAGTTGCCAGAAGAGGCGCAAGTACAGCGTGCTCTGACCGAGAACCTGGATGATTGCGGCATCTATCTGCGCGACGGCACGATCCGAGATGCGCAAGCCGCGCTGGATGGGCTCAAGGTGGACGTGACCGAGTGGAGCGGGGCGCTCCGCTTGCCCTACCCGCGCACGTTGATCTGGCTCAAGTGCCAGCCGCTACAGCGCAAACAAATCGCGCTGGGCTTTGCCCGCATTGAGGACACCGGGCGTTATGCGTCCTGGGAAGTCGCCGCGATGCTGAGAAGCAACGAACTTCTGGCCTCACAGATGGGCGACCAGGCAGAGCAGCGACGCACGAGAGAGGCAATAGGCGATCTGAGGATCCCCGTCTATGAATCAAGCGCGGTGTGGGTACGCAAGACGCCCGACACTGAGGATCTGATCGCAGCGTGGGAAACCGAACGGCAAGATAGCGAGTGCGACGAATTGGCCTTCTTGCGCGCGCTCTACCGACATCGGGTGTTGCTGTGCAGCCTGCCGGCGGGATGGTTGGGGCGATGGCGACGATAAGCCGGGGCGTGCTGTACGTGGCCTATGGCGCAAAAGCGCGGCAAGAGGCGCGGCTATCCGCTGAATCTCTGGCGCGCATTCATCCAAGATGGCCGATTCGGGTCATCACGGATGGCGATCCGGTCGGCTGGGCGCCGACGATAGACTGGCCGGATGTGGGCACGCCGGGCAGGTGGGCAAAGGTGAATTTGGACATCCTGACGCCCTGGGAGCAAACGTTGTTTCTCGACGCGGACACGCGGGTGTATGACAAGCTGGAAGTGGGCTTTTCCTACCTGGATCAGGGATGGGATATGGTCATCGTTCCCAGCATCCCCCAGGGAACCGAGATGCTAGGGCACTGTTCCGGCCCTGAGCGATTCGCTACGCTGTGGGAGTGTAGGATCGAGCCGCTACAGCTCAACACCGGCGCGATGTGGTTCGGGCAATCGGTGCGAGTCAAGCGGCTGTTCCAGACGTGGCGGTCCGAGTGGATGCGTTGGAAGGACAAGGATCAAGGGGCGCTCTTGCGGGCGCTTGAACAAAGCACGGCACGGATCGCGCTCCTGGGCAGGCCGTTCAATGGAGGCGCGGTTGTGGCGCATCGGTTCGGGATGGCAAGGGGGTAGAATGGCGGTTGTGAATGCTAATGAGGCCGCGACCAAGTTATGTGAAGTTATGGGGCTGGATGCTGGCAAAGTAACACGCATTGTGCTTGATTTTGATGCCAAGGAACCTTTTGTGGGTGTTCATATTCAGTACATTGGAGATGAAGAGGTTTTGAATGTCATTTTTGATATTGCCAGAGAGGCACAAGGCGAGTGATCACGATGATTATCCCGACTGTGCAGCCCGACCTGGCAGCGGATACGGCGCGATTGGCCGCGCTGACGGCTGGCTGTGAGACCGAGACGATCATCGTCCACGACGCCAAGTCGGACGGTTTCTCGCACACAGTAAACCGTGGGTGGAAACAGGCGCAGGGCGACGCGATGATCCTGAACGATGACATTGAATGGTTTCAATACGGATGGTTGCACACGCTGCACAGGGCGCTCTATAGCGATCCATCGTTCGGCATTGTTGGACCGTCGGGCAAGTCGAGCACAAAGCCGATGTGCTACGGCTGGTCGGGGCAGAGCGGCTTACAGGAGGTCGATCACCTGCCCTTCTGGTGCGTCCTCGTCAAGCGCGAATTGGTGGACAAGATCGGCTACCTGGACGAGGCATTCATCCACTATGGCAGCGACAACTATTACTGCAAGAGGGCAGAGCAGGCCGGGTACAAGAGCGTATGGGTGCGCGACGTGTACCTCAAGCATACCCACCACGGATCAGGCTTGATTTTCAAATGGAAGGAACACGACGACCTGGTATGGAACAGCAAAAAGCGGCTCCTACGCTAGTCTATTTCCATATCCCGAAATGCGCGGGGTCAACGGTGATGAGCCTGCTACGTGCCAACTATGGCGCAGGGTTCCATCGCGTCGGCAATGGCGGCGGCTGGCGCAAGTTTCACAAGAGACCGGCGGAGCAGCGCAACCGGATCACCTGTCTCACGGGGCATCTACCTTGGGGCGTCCAGATCGGCACAATCCCTCGGCCCTATCAGACGGCGATGATGCTGCGCCATCCAGTGGATCGAGTCGTTTCACTCTACTGGTTCGTGCGGCGATTCCCGAAACATAAATGGTACGAATTCGCCCGGCAGAGAGGACTTGTCGCCTTTGCCACAAGCGGCGCGTTTGCCGACGTGGACAACGGAATGACGCGCTGGCTGGCCGGGTGCAAAGACTGCGGGTCTCTGCCCATCAAGCGACAATTGACAGAGGACCATTTTGGGCTGGCCTTGCTACACCTCCAGACGATGGCGGCGGTTGGGTTCGTGGCCTCATTTGACGCCAGCGTGCAGCGATTCGCCAAGGCGTTTAGATGGGAGCACACGGACTACACGACAAAGATGGTCGGCAAGCGGCACCGGGCAGCGACCGACAAGGAACGGCAGGCGATTGCCGAGTACAACCATTTTGATATGGCAATCTATGAGCACGCGCTGAGGACGGCGGAGTGACCGATCTATGGATCGTCGAGGATAATACTCTTTCGCTTTATCGGCGTACAGGTTCTTGTAGGCTGTGCGGGAAGTGTTGCTGCGCAACTCAAATCAGAGCACAGATTCAAGTTGTGAGTGGTGATGATGAATCTAGTGGCTCGCCAGAGCTATCCGATCTTGGTGATTTGTCTGATTGGGAAGGATTCTCCGTCTTTCGCGCACGAGGTATCTGGTTGTGGATGAAGATAGAGGTTACGGACGAGCCGCGATTTGAGCCCTGTAGTGCGTTTGTTGACAATAAGTGCACTTGCTGGGAGACATTAGACTGGCCCGTTATTTGCGAGTTTTGGCCTATTCATCCTGGTAATCTCGAACGATTTCCAGAGTGTGGATTCTCTTTTGAGAGAGTAATAGCGTGAGGATCGCCGTCTACACCGCGATCTTTGGCGACATTGACCGGCTGTGGTCGGTCTACCCGCTGGCCTCGCGAGGCGCGGATCACATCTGTTTCACCGACCGTCCACGCCGAGAGGTGGGCTTGTGGACAGACGAGGACAAGCCGACGATCCGCAAAGGCACGACAGGGCTTGCGGTGATCCCGACCTGGGAGCAGCAACTTGTCGAACCAAAGCAGGGCTTGCGGCGCTGGGCGCGGCATTACAAGGCAATGCCCCATCGCTACATTGACGCCGATGTGTGGATCTGGGTGGATGGCAACGTGAGGCTCTTGGCCGATCCGAGGGAGATCGTAGAGCGGTATCTAGGCGATGCGGACTTGGCGATCTTTCGTCATCCCGACCGGGATTGCCTGTACGTCGAAGCCGAGTTCTGTGCGCAGAAACACAAGGACGATCCCAAGACGCTCAAGCGACAGGCGATGCGCTATCTGCAAGAGGGGATGCCGCACAAGTGGGGACTGCCTGAGACGCGATGCGTCATCCGGCGCAACACGGAGTCGATCCGGGCGCTCAATGAGGCGTGGTGGGCAGAGTTGGAGCGGTACAGCGTGCGGGATCAAGTCTCCTTGCCGTTCGTGTGTTGGCAGGCGGGCGTCAAGTGGCACGAGATACCGGGGCGCTGTTGGGTGCGGAACACGCACAAAGATTTCTACTATGTCAAGCACAAGGCGTGATATGATTGACCCATTCAACCCAGGGCTACAATACTACGTGGATAAGCTCAGCAGTTGCGATCCCTTCTGTCTAATTCGCCTTGGAGACGGAGAATGGAGTGCTATAAAAGGTGACAGAGGGATCACGTCGTCGCGCTCGCAGACGCTCCATCACGAGTCACTCAGAAACGGGATGATCAAGGTCATTGCACGAGCGCCCGACGATCCGCGCTACATCCTGGCCTTGCGCCGCACGTCCTACCGGGCCAACATTACAGCGTGGCTGGAAGAGAACACGCCCGAGTATATGCGGTTTCACGATTCGACAGTATTTTATAAAGCAAGCAAGAAAGGTAGGCTTTACCCGCTTATCGAGGCGCTGCGCAACCTAGACGTGCCTATCAAGTTGATCGGCCCTGAGCGGTTGGCAGGGCTCAACGGGCGTGTGTTCCCCATCGGGCAGCACATTGTCATACCGGGCAAGAACTGCTGGGCAATGCGAGAGCGCATCTTGAGCGAGGCGCTGGCAGATCGAGCGCCCGCGTGCTACCTGATCACGGCTGGCCCGGCGGCGAAAGTATTCGCCTGGTCCCTGTTCCAGCGAGTCGGACAGCATTCATTCATACTCGATACGGGTTCGTTGTGGGATCCCTATGTGGGGCGGCGCACGCGCACCTATCACAAGGGGATGCTCAAAAACCCGGCAATCATCAAGGCAAACCTGACGAGGGTAACAGATGGACAATAAGGCGCTGGTCGTAGGACTCGGAGAGGTCGGCAGGGCGCTGTACAAGGTGCTGTTGAATGCGCATAGCGTGTGGGCAGTGGACGAGCGTAAGTCGCTACCAGAGAAAGCAGCGGCGGGCGGGTTCGATTTCCTGCACATCTGTATCCCCTACTCGCCAGAGTTCAAGCGAGCAGTATTGGCCTACCAGGTGCGCTATCGGCCCCGTGTGACCGTGATCCATTCAACGGTCCCGGTCGGCACGAGCCGGACCCTGAGCGCCTGCCACAGCCCCGTAATCGGCATCCATCCGGATTTGGAGCAAAGTCTGACGACATTCACCAAGTTCGTCGGGGGCGAGGGCGCATCGGAAGCCGCGCGACATCTAGGCCGGACCGGGATTCGCTGCTACATCACTGAGCAAGCTGAGACGACCGAACTGATCAAATTGCTTTCAACGACATTCTATGGTCTGTGCATCGAGTGGACGAAACACGTCAAGGAGTTGTGCGACTGGGCAGACGTGCCTTTCGAGGCGTGGACGCTCTGGACGCAGGCATACAACCAGGGCTATGCAGCGCTGGGCCGACCAGAGTTCACGCGCCCTCAGCTTGTGCCAATGTCAGGGAAGATCGGCGGGCATTGTGTACTTCCCAACCTGAGTTTGATGCCAGAGGGCGATCCGTTTGTGCAGTTGATCAAGGAACGCAACGAATGAAAACCTGCTGCAACCCCTATGCCTGGTGGGTCAAGAAAATCGAGCGAGAGGAGCCCTTCACACTCGTGCGAATTGGCGACGGCGAGTTGAACGGGATGATCTGGACCAACCGCAAACACGGCGGCGGGCGCACGAAGAACGGGGATGGGCACAGTCTCAGGATCAAAGAGATGAGACAGCTTTTGAGAAAGTCGATCAAGCAGCCGCCGAACGATGGCAACTATTACCGCTCTCTGTGGATGGACGGGAACTGCCGTCCCAAAGAGCGCTTGGCGCGTGACCACTGCGACCGCCTGTTTCCCGGCGTGACGTGGTACAATGCCTTAGCTATTCATTTCGCAAATGTGCGAGGCTATGCGCATCCTTTCTACACTGCAATGCGGAATCAACGACGACCCGTGATCGTGGTAGGCCCTCCCCACCTTCGGCACATCGATCAGGTCGGCTTGTTCGACTATCACGCACACGTCGAGGTTCCATACCATCGTGCCTTTTTCGCCCGCGAGCGCATCGTTGCCGAGGCGCTGGCCTATCCAGAGAACGCGCTGTACACGGTGCACGCAGGGCCAGCCGCGCCGGTCATCACCTGGATGCTCTGGAAAGAGCGGGGGGAAACGGCGGCGGTGCTCGACTTGGGGAGCGTCTTTGATGGGTACGTTCACGAGCGTTACGGGGGGCCGGTCAGCAAAAGCGCCGCGCTAACTCGGTCCTTCTGGAAGAAACGGGCGACCAGGGAGATTCTGAGGAGAAACCTAACCGGTGAATGACGCCATCGAATATCTGGCGCGCCTTGAACGCGAGGCCGAACAGAATCACACGCAAGAGCTTTACCTGTGGCCCAGGACGCCGATCAGCAACCTCCAGGCCGAGATGTGGCAGCGGGTAGGCGTCTCGGATTGGAACGCCGACGATCACCGTTCTCGCCCGGCCAAGGTGCTGCGCGCCATTGACGATCTGCTCTACAATCGGTTGATCCCGGAGCGGTTCTCGTTCGTGGACATCTGCTGTGGAGATGCGCTGATCCCCTGGCACGTCAAGCGGCGGTTCCCGATGTGCCAGGCGCTGGGCGTCGATCTGAACAAGGACCGGCTACAGGCCCATTTCGTCGTCCAGGATCAGGGCGTGCGGCTGTTCCGCATCCCGATCCAGCGGCTTTTCAGGGACGGCGGCGATGTACTCTTCGACGTCGCCGTGATGTTCAACACCTACAGGGGCTGGGAGAGCGCAGACCTAGCCGACGGTGAGCGATGGATTGTCGAGGCTGCTGATGAATGGTTCAGGTATCGAGCGCGGTATACGATCCTGACCGTGACTGATGCGCAGATCGAACGGCTGAAAGGGGAAGGCTGGTGGGTGACAGAGTTAGGGCCTGGAGAGGATGACAGCAAAATGATCCTGATGTGGCCCTGTGCGACCGGTGAGCTAGAGGGCCTTTGGAGAGAACACCGTGACTAAATTCGAGAAAAAGGCCGCCGTAGTGCTGGCCCTGGGTCTCCTGATCTTGCTTTTGGCTGTTCAGGGACACGCACAAGCGCCCGTGCTGGTCAACGGCAACTTTGAGGGTGAGTTTACACCAAGGGGCGCGGGCGAGGTCGTGGTGGCCGAGGGGTGGGATCCCGCTTGGTTGGAGGGCGACGATCGTCAGTGTCGAGCTCCCTGCTATCGGCCTGAATACCAACCCGAGACAGAGATCGCCCAGCAAGGCAAGAGCCAGCGATGGTTCACGACCTTTGCGCGCCAGTTTGGGACGATCTTTCAGCGCGTGGACGTGCAGCAAGGCGAGTGGTACGAGTTCTCTTGCGCCGTCTACAACATCAGCGAACCGGACGGGCGAATGGAGGTCTTTGTCGGGATCAACCCCTGGGGCGGCGATCCCTTCCATCGGACGATGATATGGGGGCAGGGGTACGTCAAGCCCTACCGGCAGTGGACGCGGGTATCTGTCGTGGCCCAAGCGTGGGGCGACCGGATCACCGTTGCAGCCGGGGCGAACAACAGCTACGCGACCAAGAACAACGCTTCCTACTGGGACAACTGCACGATCCGGCACGTAGACAGCCCAGGGGGGACAGAGACGCCCGCACCGCTGCCGACCTATACGCCCTATCCGACGTACACGCCACAGCCGACGGCAACGCCTTGCCCGACGTGCGCACTGGGGGGAAGCTGCCCCAGCATTGGCGAGATTGCAACCGTTGTCGCTGATCGTCCTCCTGTGAGGTGGCCGCGCTAATGGCCGATCCAATCTGCACTATCGTGATGCCAACGCTTGATCTTGATCGGGGCGCGCAGACGATGCGCCTCGCACGCTCGACCGCTGGCATCGATACCGACGGCCTGCTCCTGGTCGATTACAAGATGCGCGGAGCCGTCAAGCTCAACAACGCCCTGTTCAAGGCCGCGCTCCATCTTGAAACGCCATTCATCTGCTACCTGAACGATGACACGATCCCGTCTCAACGTGATTGGTTGAAGCTGCTGATCCAGGGCCTACGAATGAACAACCGCTATGGGATGGCCTGCCCATCTGGCGAGTGCTCGACGACGCCACAAAAGAGCGGCAAGCCGGGCGACCCGTTCGAGGTGCACGTCGTCAAGGGGCCGTTGGCTTGGTTCGTGGCAGCAGTGCGCGCCGAGGCATTGCGCGATGTAGGGCTCTTTGATGAGGGATTCATCCATTACGGCGATGAATCGGACTGGGTACAGCGGGCAATGCGCAAGGGTTGGAAACAGATCTGGGTCAAGGGCGTCTACATCCAGCACTTGAGGGGCAACCATAACGAAAATGGGCAGCTCAGGAACCAGTGGGCCAAGCACGACAAGCGGCGATACCGTAAGAAGTGGGTCCACAAGCCGAAAGGGGGTACAGGCGATGGATAACTGGCTACAGAAAACGGTGGATGTTCCAAAGGCCGTCGATGATCTGATGGCGCGCTATGGGACTGAGCAGATCGATAGCATCACCAGCACAGAGGCGTATACGATGGCCAAGGCGGCGCTTGCCCTGGCGCTGAATGATGGCCTGAATGGAATGCCCAGCAAGCGACAGGCGCGCAAGGCAGCAAAGGTGCTCTTTGATAAGCTGCTCAACGGTCTGGCCGTGGCCTTTATGCTGGGCTACGATCAGGCGTGCACGGAACGGGGCAAAGCGCCGAGTCACGATCCAGAGAGGCAGGGCGATGCTCAATAAGCAGTTCTCATACCTGGCGGGCACAGGACGAACGGCGACGCATTGGGTCAAGTTGCTGCTCGACAAGGCGACGGATCAGTCCAAAGTCGCCACGTTCCATGACAATTTCCCCAAGCGCACCAGGACGGCGGGCCGCAAGACTAGGGCAGCGTTCTTTACAAACTACCTGCTCAATCTGATGGTTTCTCGACAAGGCGCAGAGACCTATGTCGAGTGCAATCCAGCCTTGCTTGAACACGTCGCCCTGACCTATGGCGTCCAAGATGCAATGACCGTGATCCCCGGCGGCTTGCTGGCGCAACCTGCGCGGGGAGTGCTGATCGCTCGCTCGCCCTACGCCTACGCTGCCAGTCTCAAGGCGAGGGGTTGGGGCTGGAAGTGGTGGGCCTATCCGAACGTCAAGGCGCTGTGGGATATAGGCGACGGCTACGTCAAGAGGCCAATGATCGAGCAAGCCGCGATCGCGTGGAGTCTCAAATCACAGTTCTATCACGGCCTGACTCAAATCGGCGTCCCTGTTTTACGCTATGAACTGCTCTTTGACCGGCGCGTGAGCAAGGAGCGATTCACGGAGCGGATCGAAGGTCTATTTGACGCCCTGGGTGTGACGCCGATCCTCGCGCCCGAATTCTGGTGGCGGCTGCGCGATCAGCGCGTGGCAGGCAAGGCGAAAGGGGCAACGTTGAACGCCAGCGAAAAGGCAACGGTCAAGCGGATCGCGGGGCCGGCGATGGAGCTATACGGCTATGTCTAGCGTCTGCGTGATGGTCCTCGGCGTACCGAGAAGCGGATCGAGCTGCACCGCTGGGGTGCTCCACAAACTCGGCGTGGATATGGGCAAGGGCCACTTCCAGCCTGCCGACTGGGCCAATCCTCTCGGCTATTTTGAGGATATGCGCTGGCGATTGACGACGCAAAGGCTCACGGGAAAAGGCTACAACCTCAAGGCGGCGGAGATCGAGCGCATCGGCAAGCAGCAAAAGGCGCTCTACCGGGCGCTGGCAAAGGAATGTGCACGCAAGCCGCTATGGGGGATGAAAGACCCGTGGTTGTGTTTCGTCGCCCAGTTCATCTGGCCTATCTTGCAGCAGCAGGGCGTCGAGGTGCGAGTGGTCATCACAGATCGACCGAGAGAGGCGAGTATAGCCAGCGTCACCCGGCACTTACAGAGAACCTATCACGGCAAGGGCAACGCCGAGCAGATCATTGATACTTGGTGGGATGGCCTTGATCGGCAGCTCGAGATCTGGCACGGGCCGACGCACATCGTAGACTATGACCGGCTGGTGCGTGAGCCTGAGATTGTGATCCGAGAACTGGCGCAATTCGCTTTTATCGGCACGGGCATCGCGCCGAGTAATATCGAGCAGGCGGCGCAGTGGGTGACGCCAAAACTCAATCATTTTCAGGGGGTAAGATGATACCGATTTTCAGCAACACGTTGGGGCGTGAGGAACTGGCAGCGGTCGAGCGGGTGTTCAAGAGCCGCTGGTTGGGCCGGGGCAAAGAGTGCGCGGCGTTTGAACGCGAATTTGCCGTCCACCTGGGGCAAGAGCGATCATTGCTGTTCAACTCGTGCACCTCGGCAACGTTTGCAATGCTGCGCGCCCTGGGCATTGGGCCGGGTGACGAGGTGATCGTCCCGACGATCCAGTTCGTCGGCGTGGCGAACGCGATTGTGAGCGTGGGCGCGTGGCCGGTGTTCGCTGACGTGGACAAGCACACGCTCGACATTCTACCGTCAGAGATCACGCGGCTCTACAATCACAAGACGGCGGCGGTGTTCCTGTTGCACTTTGGCGGGCATCCAGCGCCGTTCTATGAGATTCAGGAGGCCGGGGGCGTCGGCCTGCCCATCCTGGAGGATGCAGCAAACGCAGTGGCAAGCATCTATCACGGCAAGGCGTGCGGCACGCTCGGTCACGCGGGCGTGTGGAGTTTCGACGCGATGAAGGAACTGGTAATGTGCGACGGCGGGGCGCTCTGGATGCTCTACGACAACCAGGCGGATCGGGCCGAACAGTGGCGCTACTTTGGGATGCCCAGCAAGCGAGCCAGCGGGACCGATGCAGCCCAAGGCGGCGCGGCGCGCTGGTGGGAGTTCGACGTACAGCAACCAGCGGGGCGGCACATCAGCAACGATGTGCTGGCAGCCATCGGGCGCGTGCAGCTCAGGCAATTGCCGCAATTCATAGCAAAGAGGAAGCGCGTCTGGCGGCGGTATCAAGCGTGCTTGTACGATCTGCCCGGCATCACGATCCCGCCCGAGCCCTTGCCGGGATGCACGTCGAGTTACTATATGTACTGGATTCAGGTCGAGGACAAGCGCGACGAATTAGCGGCGTTTCTCTGTGCACGGGGTATCTATTGCACATTCAGGTACTACCCGCTGCACCTGATCCCGTTCTATGGGTGCAAGGCCCGCTTGCCGAACGCAGAATGGGCAGCAGAACACACGCTTTGCATCCCGTTGCACCAGAACCTAAGCGAGATGGATCAAACGCGCATCATTGACGGTGTGGTCAAATTCGCACGAGAGAACTACTAAGTGAGGTAAGAAAATGGCAGACATTGATCGAGCACAAGGGGCGCCGATCCCCACGACGATGGTCACGCGGTACAAGGATATGGGGGATCATCACGCGCTGGAGGTGTACAACGGGGGCAACGTGCAGACGGATGGTGCGGACGTTTCACCGACGAATCCGCTTGCAGAGGATGTGCAAGTTGTTGCCCAATCCGCTTGGGCTGTCCTTCTCAACGACGTCGTGATCGACGGCACACCGGCAGCGGTGAACAGTGACAGTCTAGACGTGAGCGAGTATAGCGCACTGTGGATTCAACTCTACGTCGAGAGCGCGGGCGCGCCTACGGATGTGCGGATCATTCCACAATTCAGCCACAACAACGGGGCGAACTGGTTCGATTTCGTTGAGGGCTACTGGGCTAGCCTGTACTATGAGGACACGGCAACTGCTGCCCCTGGTATTCGACACTCGTTCCTGTTGCCTTGTGGCGGCCAAGACTTGGTGCGCTTCCGGGCAGTGACGACGGGCGCGGGCGTCGGCGCGACGTTCACCGTCGGAATTCGGGCGCGGGCCTTCCGGGGCAATTTCGGCGTAGCCCACGCATAGGAGCGCATAATGGCACTTGGAACAGTGATCAGGAGCTTTCCTTCTCCAGTAGTGGATATATTTGCTATGACGTGGGACGGTCATTCTTTATGGATGACTTCTAATACCATCATTTATCAAGTTGATCCTATAACTGGCATTAGCATTAGATCGTTCAATAGTCCAGACACAGGCACAGTTGGGATCACCTGGGATGGACATACGCTATGGATAGCTGGAAATACAAACAATCGTGTATATCAAATTGACCCGCATACGGGTGCGGTTATCCATAGTTTTGCCATTCCCAATGATCCATCCGATCTAGCGTGGGACGGCAGAACATTATGGCACACCGCTAGAGTTCTCAATCTCATTTATCAGATCGATCCAGTCACGGGTTCCCTGACAAGATCGTTTGCATATCCGACAAACAATCCTCGTGGTTTAACTTGGGATGGGCGTACATTGTGGACTACGAGTAACACAACTAGAGTATTCTACCAAATAGATCCTGTGACTGGCACTGTGAACCGAACCTTCAATCCTACGCCTTCTACGTTGCCATTCTCTGTGGCGTGGGATGGACGCACGCTATGGCACGGCGATGTAAACACAGATCGAATATACCAGATCATGGTGAATTGAGGCAAAAATGGCAATTATCAAACTGACTGATGAGCAATGGCTTGAGCAAGAAACGGCACGAGTTGAGGGGGTATTGCGGCAAGCTCTCGGCGGCAAGGACGGAAAAGCAGGTCGGAACGTGACCGAGTTGCGTGCTCTCCTCAACTATGCCGGACTCGACTATGAGACTTCTGATCTCGCGGCTATCCGTGACAAGCTGGTTGCTGACGGTGTGATCGAGGTCGTGTGAATAAGTGGCTCTTGAACGCTTTGCGAGACGAAATCAAGCACTTCTCGTCCTCTGCGTTAGCGGGGCTGTTAGCGTGGCTCTTGACCTGGATCACGTGCTCGTATGCGTGGTACGGGGAATACCGATTACCTGGGAGAATCTCGCGAGAAACAGCGGTAGACCGCTCCATATCCCGGCTCTCGTGGTGGCTTGCGTTGGCAGCATCGTTTCTGGTGCACTGCTGGCTAGACGGGCTTTTATGAGGTAGAACGATGGCATACTGTACAACCGCGATGGTCAAAGACTCGATGCAGAAAACTGATGCTGGGGACGACGCTTTGATTGCCCGGATCATCACGGGTGCAGAGCGCAAGATCAACCAGTTCTGCAAGCGCCCCGACGGCTTCGAGGCAGATGCGGCTGCAAGCGCCAGATATTACCGGGGCAGCGGCAAGGCGTACCAGTTGATCGATGAATGCGTGGAGATCAGCGCCGTGGCCGTCAAGGACGCGCCGTCAGATGAGGACTATGAAGCGTGGGACTCCCCTACCACGAATATGGCGGGCGATGGGGACTGGTTTGCCGGTAGCGGTGATCCTGATGAGCCGGAATTCAACCTCCTACCCTACACGCTCCTCTTCGTTGATCCGAATGGCGATCAAAGCTGGTTCACCGGCGAGACGCCACAGATGCGCAAGCGAGGGCGGGCGCGGCGGGGGATCGATCTGTTGGCAAGAGTGCCGACGGTGAAAGTGACGGCTAAGTGGGGCTATAACGTGGATGTGCCGGACGATATCGTGGAGGCGTGCATTATGCAGACGGCGCGCTGGTACAAGCGCCTGCAAGGCGCGATGGCCGACAGTTTGGCAAGCGCCGACCTGGGCGGGCTGCTCTACGTACAGCAGCTTGATCCCGACATCGCGGGCATCTTGATCGATGGGCGTTACGTGCGCATTGCGACGGGCAGACGATGACCGAGATAGACGGCAAGATCAGGGGCCTGGACGCCTTTCAAGCCAAGGTCGATCAGATGCAGCGCGACATTTCCGGCTCGCCAATGGCGGCGGCGATGGGACAGGCGACGTTGATCGTCACGCGGGCAGCGCGCAAGAATGCGCCGGTGGATCGCGGGCCATTGCGGGCGTCCATCGTCCCGGAAGTTGTGCAGCGTGATAAGATTGTGACCGGCATCGTAGGGAGTAACCGAGAGTACGCGCCCTATATGGAGCTGGGAACGCGCCCCTTCTGGCCGCCCTGGAAGCCCCTCTACGAGTGGGCCGTCCGCAAGATGCGCGGAGATCGCAGGGCGGCGGGTGCGCTGGCAGCGGGTGCGCGAATGGCGATCGCAGCACGCGGCATCAAGGCCAAGCGGTTCCTACAGCGCGCCATAGAGGATAACAGCGCCAGGATCAAGCGGATCATCGAGCAGGCCGTGGGCCGGATCGTGAGGCGATGACGTGGCGATTGTGACCGTAGGCGAGATTTGCACGGCGATTCATACCGTCCTTGAGGAGCTTGTCGTATCGGGCGATCTGAACCGCGTCCAGAACTACGACGAGTTGACTGAGGGGATGAACACGACCAAAACGATCCAGGTCTATCCCGAACGGTGGGAGGTGGACGCGGCGACAGACACCGACCGGACAACGTTCGTGGACGGCGTGACCGGTATTCCCGGCGTGAGACAGACCGAGATATTGATCCGGCTCGATCTGTACGTCCGCCAACGCTCCCAGCTCAACGAGGATTGGGGCGACGCGGTGGACCTTGCGTCAATCGTGAGCGACAAGCTAGACGAGCAAGGCGGCTGCCCTCTCTTCGCACAGGCCGGGATTCGCTCAATGCACTGGACGTGTCAGCGGGTCGTGTTCGATTACGCGACCGTGCTCTATACCGGCTATCGGTTCGAGATCACGGTGAGGATTTTCTGATGCTCTATCGCATTCACCAGAAGCTGCTCATTGACCATAACGACGGGGCGTTCATCGAGGGCGGCAACGGCTGCGTTCACTCGCTCTCGATGCTGAGCGCCAGGACGCGCAAGGCGCTGCTCGATACGGGAGCGATCAGCGAGGTGCAGGCGCCGCCGCTTACTGTCTTTTGGGGCGAGGGGGGCAGGGCGTGCAAGCTGGCCGACCTGGGTATCGATACCATCGGCTTCGTGACGATGGGAGCGAAAGACGTCGCCTATGCCATCCGGGCCAGCATCCGCGCGCCGGGCGACGATGATCGCTTTAACGAACGAGTGGACAAACTCGCGCTTGCCATCGAAAGATGGCAGGCCGAGATCAGGGATTATCTAGGAATCGGCAGCGCTGAGATAAAGCGCTGAGGAGACAAGTAGGGCCAGTTGGCCCAGGAGTAAAGCAAAATGCCACAGACAACCAGTAGTGTCCCCATCGCGTGCGCGTATGTGGGGATCGCCGCAAGCTCGACCTGTTCGCCGTTCACGGACGTGAGCGGATCGACCAACAGCGTGACCGGGATCGAGCAGACGAAAAACGTCGCAGACGAATACACGCTTGATGGGCGGTTCGCGATCAGCGAATTGGGCAAGCACCAACCGGCGGACATCGTTGTGCGCTGCGTGTTCAACACGAACGCGACCGAGGCGTACCGCCTAGCGCGCGAGGCGTTCCGAGAGGCTGTGTGTGATGGCAAGATCTGCCTGCGCGTGATTCCCGGCGGCGCGGTAGCTGGGAATGAAGGCTGGCAGACAAACTATGCGCCCGTCACCCGGATGCGCTGGCCGGACGTGAACGCGGGCGAGGCAGGACCGGCGATGGCCGAGTTCACTGTGCACGCCGCCGACATCGATCCGTTCGTCTACGCCAGCTAGTCGGCTGAAAGGGGGTATCTATGCCAGAGCGACTATCAACGCGTACATTTGACGCATCCAGCGTGCAGGGCGAAGGCGCGATCCTCGTGCTACGCGGCGCGACCGTGGGCGAGGTGCTCGGCAACCGGCGGGCGGCTGAGGCGCGCAACACAGCGCGCTATCGTTTTGGGCGTTGGTTGGGGCGGCTATTCCGACGTGCGCCTTCCCCTGCCGACCAGATGCGCGACAATATGCGGTACTATGCGGGGCACGTCCGATCCTGGAACTGGGTAGGCGATGACGGCGAACCGCTGCCCTTGCCTGCCGATGACCTGACCGTGATCGAGCGCCTGACCACTGACGAGATGGCGTTTGTCATCGCGTGCGTCAACGGTGAACGGCAAACGGAGGAGCAAAAAAACTGATCGACCGGGCTGCCGGGGCTCTGTGGACAGGGACGGGCAGTCCGCCGTGGGCGTATGTGCTCTACCGGGCGCGCAAGCTGTACGGTTGCACGCCGTCAGAACTGGCGCAAGAGGATTTTGAGGCGATGATGCAAGATATCCAACTCGAAAACCTGGAACGCAAGATCGCGAGAGGCTAGGCCGATGCCTGATCGTTATACGATTGCCGTCGAGATCGAGGCCAGGGACAAAACGGGGACCGCACTTGGCTCTGTCAAGAAGGGCTTTGACGAGGCGTTTAACCAAGTCGTCACGGGCGCGCTGCGCGCGGCTGGTGAGGGCCTGCTTGGATTCGTTCAGCAGATCCCCGCAATGACTGTCGAGCTGGGCAAGCTGGGCGTCTCTGTCCAGGCGTCTGAACGCCGATTCTCTCAGTTTGCCGGGGGCGCTGACCGGGCAACGATGTTCCTGAATGCCTTTAACGAAGGCTCTTTGAACACCGTGGATCGAATGACGGCGATGTCGAGCGCCGGGCGGCTCTTGCAGATGGGCCTTGTAGACACCGGCGATGAAATGAGCCAGATCGCCGCGATGGCAACGCAATTGGGTGATCAGACGATGGGGGCGGGGGAACGCATAGCCGACTTTGCCGCCCTGCTTGCCAACCAATCGATCCCCCGTCTTGACAATTTCGGCATCAGCTCAGGGCGTGTCCGCCAGCGCATTGATGAATTGCTCGAATCTGGCCGTGCTCTCAACCGTGAGCAAGCGTTCAAGATGGCCGTGATGGAAGAGGGATCGAAGGCGCTTGATACGCTGGGTGACACGTCCGATCTGGCTTCTGTCCGCATTGCCAAAGTAAGCGCGGCGCTGGAAACGGTGCGGCAAGAGGCGGGGAAAATCATCGCAGAGGATTTCGCCGGGGCGTTAGAGGCTATGAGCACAGAGGGCAAGAGCGCCGACGAGGTGATCCGCGACCTGCCTACACGGTTCCGAGAATGGCGCGAGGAAATCCAAAAGACGACTTTTGCTCACAGAATGAGCAATGAGGAAATCAGGGCCACGCGCGAGCAGGTGATAAGGGACAGCGAAGCCAGAACGCATAATCGCGAGCAGCAACGGCTGATGCACGACGAACTGTACGCTGGCGCGCATCGTTGGTCGGAATATGAGCAGGCGATGCTGGAGGCCAATGCTGAATTAGATCGAAGCACGGTTATGGCAATAGACCATCGGCATGAGCAGGAGCTATTAGCGGCGACAGTTGGTATTGATAGTCAACGGGCATTTGACGATTACCAATCTGCCATCCAAGACGCCGAACAAGCCGAATCGGATTTCATCACCACAACTCAAAGAGCAGAAAAAGCAATGCGCGACGCTGCTGTTGCAGCGATGGAGACGGCGGACGCCCGACTCGACACCGCAATGAGCTACGCCGACTATGAGGAGCAGATCACAGATTCAGCGGAGCAATTCGCGGATAAGCGCGAGAAACTGGAAACCAAACACCAGGAGGCACTCGCAGAGATTGCCAGGCGCGGGCAGAGTTGGCGGCAAGCGGTCAACGAGGACGAGTTGAGCCTGGAGGTTCGCATCGCCCAAGGGCGGCTCGACGAACTGCTAGAGCGGCAATCCAAGTACAATGAAGAGACAACCGACCTGGAGCGCGCGCGCACAGAGCAGTCTATCGGCAAGCTGCAAGAAGAGATCGCGGAAAAGACGAGCTTGCTCGAACAGGCAAACGAGGGCTTCGTTATGATGAAGGGCGAGAACGTGGACGCCCTGCTTGCCGAGGAGAATCGCCAGTACGAGGAGTCGTTGCTCGGCTTGCAAGAATCGCAGGCCGCGCAAGAGGAGGCACAGCGGCAAAGTCTAGGCCGGATGGTTCTAAACCATTTCAACGCCTGGGCCGAGATGAACCTTGCCGCCGACGGCTACACTCAAGCTGAGGCGGATTTCGTCACTCAAATGCGCCAGGACATCAGCGTCGAGTACGGGTTGATCACCGATACCGCCGTGGCGGCAATGGATACTCAAGAGAGCAAGTGGGCCGGGATGGTTGCCCAGATGCGCGGGGAGGCGTCGAGCTTTTTCGACTACTTTATGAAGGAGTTCAACAAGCTGCCTTCCGAGAAGGTGATCCGGATCCGCACGGAGCTTGCGACGCCCACCACGGCAGGGCCAACACAGGGCGGCGACGTGATGCAACACGGTTCTGCCTTTGCCCCTGGCGGTATGGCCCTCGTGGGCGAGCGCGGCCCTGAACTGGCCTACATCCCCCGTGGGGCGTCGGTGTTCCCGACCGACCAAAGCCAACATATGACCACGAATCACTACAATTTGACCGTCAACAGCGCGGCTACAGCGATGCGCGTCCAGGACGAATTCTTTATGATGCAGGGGCTTGCCGGAAGGTAGAGCAGAATGGGCTATTGGAGCTTTATCCAACCAGAAGCGACGATCAATTACATACGCAATCCATCTTTCGAGGAGAATATTACTGACGGATGGGCCAACTATACAACAGGCGCAGCAGGCGGCAACCGATCTTACAGTTCTGACGATCAGATGTTCGGCGCTTGGTGTCTGGAACTGGAAAAACTCGCAGGAGCGCAAGCTGACAGATTTGGATCGTCCACTACGTTGACGCCTACCAGCGTGCTCAATGAGGAGTATATCGCGAGCACGTGGGTGAACATTCCCAACGCAGCCACGTTCACACTAACGATCAACAAACAGGCGGGCGTAGGGGCGCAGCAGTTGATCAGCGTCGATCTGGTAGGGCCAACCAGTGGTTGGGTGCGCGTCGAGACGCCTGTCCTCACGGCCAACGCGACAGGGGATAATATCGTCGTTTTGGTCTGGATCACCGGCACGCCGAACGTTTCAGCTTACGTAGACGCCGTGCAGTTTGAGATCAAGGGCCACACAACCACCTATTGCGACGGCGATCAGGATGGCTGCGAATGGCTGGCAGTGACCCACAATGGGCATAGCCAAAGAAGCGCCGTCAGCCGCGCAGGTGGTATCCTGGTCGATTTTGCCGATCGTGATTTTGACATAGAGGGGATGATCGGCGCGGGGATGAGCCCGATCATGCTCAACGTGGATAGCTACGCCATTCTGCCCGGCGGCGAATTGAACAGCCAGAAAACGAACGTCCGCCCCTTCTCCCTCACAGGATGGGTCAAGGGGACAAGCCTCTCCGACCTGCACGCCAAGCGGCAACAACTGATCGAGGACGTGGCCCCCAACACCGTGCCGGTTGATCAGCCGATCGTGATCCGCTATACTGGCGCAGCCGTGAACAAGGAGATCGAGGCATACTACGAGACGGGCCTAGAGGGCAGGATCAGGGGTGATTTTCCTTGCCTAGAACAGTCCTTTGCCTTGCGTTTTTTGGCGACCGATCCAAACTTCTATGAGATTGGAGAGAGCGCAGCAACGCCGACCAGCCTCGTGACAGCCACACGGCGCAACGTGGCGGCGCGGCTGAAGGATGAGACTGCCACTAGCAAATGGAGCGTGTTGGGTCCACCCAACGTGGCAGGGACGTACACAGAGATCTATGATATTCTGGTCGCCAGTGACAAAACTGTTTACTGGTCGGGAAACTTTCTCAACTTTGACAACATAGCGGCTGCGGATCATCTCGTACAGTACACGCCAAACACCGAGACGTGGGCGGTGGTTGGTGGTGGATTAGGCGCGGGCGCGGCTGTGATGTGGGGATTGGCTGAGGGGCCAACGGGGGATATCTATGTCTGCGGTCAAGCGCAGAATATCGGCGGGGTGGCGAATGCCGATTGGATCGCCTATTGGGATGGCGCGGCCTGGAATGCGGTCGGCGTCCCGAACCAGGCGGCAACCGTCTGCGCCTACATCGCGCAAATGGCCTTTGATTCGACAGGCAATCTGTACGTGGTTGGGAATTTCACCGACTTGGCTAGTGCGGTAGCGTCCAACCTGGACTACATCGCCGTATGGAATGGGGCCGCTTGGGCCGCCGTGGGCAACCCGACCGCTGGCGCGGCAGCGGTCACGGCGATCTTTGACGTAGCCATAGACAGCCAGGATCGCGTGTGGGTCGTGGGTAACTTTACCACATTCGCCAACGTAGCAGGGGCCGATCATATCGCGATGTGGGACGGCGCGGCCTGGAATGCGGTTACACAACTAAACGCGCAAGCTACCGACATCGTAATCAATGCCCGAGATGAAGTGTTTTTCACTGGAAACTTTACCACAGCCGACGGCGGAGCAACGACCGTCAACTATGTGGCCCGCTACGACGGGCAGGCAACGACGCCGCTTAGTACAGGATTCAACGGGGTCGGTAACAATCTGGCGTTTGGGCCAGATGAGATGCTCTATGCGTGTGGTGCATTTACTACGGCGGGCGGCGTGCCCGTAAACACCATCGCTAAATGGAACGGGGCGAGTTGGGCGCAGGTAGATTTCAGAGAGGTGGCGACCAACGCAGTTACAGCAATTACAGCAGGACCAGCCGATCCGGTAATCGAGCAGAACTATGATCTGTGGATCGGCTTCGCAACAACCGGCATCCTGATGCTCCGTGCCTGGCGAGAGACGATCACAAATGAGGGCACGGAGGACGCCTACCCGCGCATCAATATCATCGGCCTGAATGCTGTTTCTTCCATCGTCTACGAGATCAGAAACGAGACGACGGGCAAGGAATTGCTTTTTGCCTATACGCTACTGCAAGATGAGGAGCTAACTATTGATTTGGCGCCTACTCGCAAGAGCATTGTCAGCAGCTTCTTTGGACGCCGGCAGAGCGCGATCCTTCCAAACTGCGACTTTGGTACGTGGTGCCTACAGCCAGGGGATAACGATATCAGCATCTTGGTATACGATTCAGCGGCAACCGGATCGGATATTGAGATCATTTGGTCCGATCCTTATTGGAGCGCTGATTAGATGGCAGGCTCTTATGAGTTCTGGCTGACCGATGATTATGGGCGACGCCTGGCAGATCGGCAGGGACGCACGTTACTTGATAAAATCCTCTCGGGCACATTTCAGCGCGTCGCCAATGGCTCGGGGCGGTTCTCTGCCCGGTTCCCGGCCTCGTTCGATACGACCCTGCTCAAGCCGGATTATATGCTCCAGGTATGGCGCGCGCCGCAAGGGGGACGCCTGGGCCTCTGGCGCACCTACCTGATCCGCTGGTGGATGCTGGCCCGAATAGAGAGCGGCCTGCTGATCGAGCTGCGCGGGTTCGATCCGAACAGCCTGCTCAGTCGGCGCATCGTCGCCAACTATACGCAGACCATCGAGAGTATGAAACTCGCCGTCGAGGCTGATGATCTGATGAAAGAAGTCGTAGACGAGCAGGCCGTAACCGACGCCTCCGATCCTGCCCCCAGCTATGGCGCGCGGGCGATCCCCGGCCTGACCGTGCAAATCAATACGACTCAGGGGACCGCGATCAGCAAAGACTTTGCTTGGCAGCGGCTCGACCGCGTGATCGGGGACATCCAGCGCGCCAGTCAAGCCGACGACAACGAGGTCTTTTGGGACGTGGTAGAGGACAGCATATCGAGCACATCGATTACGTTTCAATTCAGAACCAAGACGGGGCAGCCTGGGGCAGACCGAACAGAGACCGCCGTTTTTGACGAAGCGCGCGGCAATCTGGAGGCATCGCAGTTGATCTATGATTGGACAGAGGAGACGAATTACATCTACGCAGGGGGCCAGGGCGAGGACCAATTCCGTGAGGTTGTCCAGGCATATGATGCAAGCCGCATTGCTGTAAGCCGGTATGGCCGCTACGAGGACTGGTCCTATAGCTCGTTCAATAGTTCGCCCGAAGCAGTCGAGGCGGCGGCAAAGCAGGCGCTAATGGCCGGTAGGCCCAAGCGATTGTTCACCGGGCAAGCGGCGGACACTGCTGGCCTCGTGTTCGGGCGCGATTGGGACTGGGGCGATCGGGTGACGGCCCGCTTCCTGGGCAACGAATTCGAGGCGATCATCCGGCAGGTGATCTTGAGCATCGACGACAACGGCAGGGAAACCGTTGACGCACGGATCGAAAGCGTGGACTGGCAGCTATGAGCATCGGCATTGCGCGCAGTGTAAGCAGGATGGAACAGCGCCTTGACTGGCTGGATGCAACCGATCCACAAAAGCGGACGATGGGCATTCTGCAATCGCTCCCCTTCATTCGCGCCGCCTGGACGATGGGCTTCATCGATTACCAGAATCCCCAGGTGTGCGACGCGACCGGGATGGGATACCGGCTCACGAACAACAACGCCGCCCTATTCGGCGATGACAGCAGCGCGCCGTATGCCGAGTTTGACGGCGTGAACCAATACCTGAGCCGCCCCGACGGCGGCGCGGGCAACTGGGCCGACATCCTGGGCACAGAGGGCTATATCCCGGTCTCACAGCGCGGCTTGACCATCGGCGGTTGGTTCCGCTTTGACCGGCTGACCAACGCCGAGTTTTTGGCAGGCAAGAACGACAACACCGTCGCCAATCTCAGCTATCAGCTCATCTTCCGGGGCGATCTGGCGAACGACCCGTTTCGTTTCACTGTGGGGACCGGTGCGGCGGCGTTTTCCGTGGACGTGCAGGTCACGCCGACGACGGGCCGCTGGTATTTCGTTGCCGGTCGGTATGACCCTGGGGCAGAGATCAAAATCTATGCCGCATCGGGCGGGGCAGTTCAGGAGAATACCAACGTTGCAGCAATCCCGGCGGCGTTGAACGACTCGAACAGTCAGTTCACCATCGGCGCGTACAGCGCAGGGGCTGCGGGTGCATTTCTGGATGGTCGGGCAAGCTGCGTGTTCCTCTGCGCTGGGATGCTCTCCGACGCCTGGGTCCGCTGTGTGTATAGCCAGTTCAGGAGCATTTTTAGAGTATGACGACAGATGACGAGCGCCGGAAAACGTCAGAGATTCAATTGATCGTGGATCAGCGCATCGGCAAGCAGGCCGAGTTGTGCGAGGCCCACCTGGAGCGCGTCAAGGACAAAGTGGCGGGTATCGAGCGCGACACCTCCTCCTTGGAGAAAGCGGTCGGCCTGTTGCGCGATCAAATCATCGAGCTAACAGCGCAACTGGCGGCGCTCAATCTCAAAGTAGAGAATCAGATCGAGGATTTGCAGCGGCGGTGGAAAATTTGGCCGACGCTGAAAGACCTGACTTTGCTCAGTGTGGCAATCGGATCACTTGTTGTAGCACTCACTAGATAGGAGTTGAAAATGACTGGAGTAGAGTTGACCGTGTTCGTTTCGTGGATTCTCAGTGGCGGATTCGAGGTGCTCGTCCGCTGGTTGGTATCCCTGTTCCCGGCGGCAATGAAAACCTGGACAGAGACGCAGCGGGCGATCTTGTCAGCGGTGCTGGGCGCTATACTGCAAACGGGAGCGTTTGCGCTGGCGGTCGGGCTTGAGATACTGCCCCACCCTGAGCCGACTTGGATCGGTTGGGCATCGGCGCTATTCCCCTACCTCTCGCTGGCAATCGGCATCCCGGCGGTTATGTCTCTTGGGTTCCGCCGACAGTATGAGCGAGGGGCATCGGAACGTGGGATGCGCGTACAGGGTGGTGTTCCGGCCCGATGGCTGGGGCATCGGTGGTGAACTCAAAAGCCGCCTAGTGTGAGCTAGGCGGCTTGAGAATGGATCACCTCCTCTTGGTAGTCAATTTAGCGGAACCGACTTACTTGTCGGCTTATCCATCGCCGCGCTCTACACCGCCAGCATTGACACGGCATAGCAGCCTTGAGTTCATCCACGGCGCGGATCAGCCAATCAGGTGTGTAGTAGGTCATCGTTTCGTTGCCTTGATGATTCTCGCCTTAACGTTCGTTCCACTCTCGGCAAAAGCGCCAGCATCCAGGGCCAGCGTCTCGGTATCCTGCTCGTGCAGCCAGGCGCGAAAGGCCAGCGCATTGCTATCATTGCGAAAGAATGGACCTTCACTGACGACGCTCACCAAAACGCCACCGGCTGGCAGAATCTCCCAGGCGTGGCGTACGTGCATAATGTCCTGGTTGCGCTCAAAAGGCGGGTTCTGAATAATACGGTCGTGATGGCCTTGGTAAAGCAAAAAGTCCTTGCCTATCACGTTGTATTCTCTTTGTTCTAGGTATGTTCGCCGTTGGTCATCTATCTCAATGACTGACACAATAGCAAAAGGTTGAACTTCAAGAATAGCCTTTATCAAATTGCCTTTACCTGCTGATGGCTCTAGCACGTCCATTCCCGGCGCAAGGTCGGCCATCTCTGCCATGACAAGACCAATCTCAAGAGGCGTCGGAAAGAATCCGTCCTTGACAACCTCATACTCGGCCTTTTCGATGGTCCAGGCCAGCGCGGGGCGTGGGTCTCGCTCGAATACGTGCGCCTTGGCCTTGCGGCTCCACTTGCCGCCCAACGCTTCAAGTACCTTGTTCGTCTTGACGTACAGCTTACGGTCAAGCCGCTGCACAATGACGCCGTGCGTCTCGTCTCCATGTTGTGTCCATTGCATCTTGTCCAGGACATCTGGCACGTCTTGGTCAATGTCGTAGGTCGTTCTTGGTGCATACTCGTTCACTGGCACTCCTTCTCCGTATCCACATACTCAGCAGAGCTATTTCGGCCTTCCGATGCTCTGCCCCGTCCAGAAACGGGGACGTACCGGGTCGCCCCTGGCGGCGCGCTGTTCCTGTGCGTGCCTCCAACAATCCATCGCCGTCCATCCCTCGGCCATTTTCTCTCGGTAGAATTCGTGAGCTTCGGAGCGTTGTTGTTCGAGTGTGGCCTGCTCCCGTTGTGCCTGTTTCTCTGCCCGCTCACGTGCTGCACACGTATTACATTTTGTACTTTCTGCTTCCTTGATTGCGCCGCACGTGGGACAGACATCATATTCGGTGTAGGGATCAAACTCGATGCCACCAGCGAAGTTGCCCATCGTGCGGGCATAGCGGCGGAACATTAGGGCAGTCCACCCGGCCCAAGCCCCAGCCACTCGTTCACCGTGGGGGCTATGCCGCTCGATTGACCGAACGCTTGCAATTGATGAGCTCCTGAGAATAGGAGCACAAACACAATCGCTGTGACGAGCAGGATAACGGCCATCTGCCAGGGCGTCACGTGAAAAATGCTCTCAAAGACGCTCGGAATGGTCGGCTTTTCGTAGACCAACCACTTGAGGGGACTGAATGCGTATGCGCCCAACTCCTCAAGGCCATCGTTTTCGTTCGTGCTTCCTGGCGTTCTTGTGCCAGGAGGGATTACCTGATAGCTGCTGCTGTATGCCTCATCTGACATTTTGCTCTCCTTGTCTAATAGCCGTGGATAGTTGCGTAGTCCGTTGGTGACAGTTGTTGTTCCTGTTTTGGGCGGTGTTTCTGTTTCGGTTTTTGCCGTGCCGCCATTGCCTGGGCAAACAATCGTTCGGCCTCCCAGTGGTCAGCGGCCTCAATAGCAATCATCGTCTGTCCGTTGTTGAAATAGAACGTTGTGCGTTTGTGTCTCATCTACTCTCCTTGTCTGCGCCTGCACGCACCCCTGCTTGCCTGCCCCATCCCCCTCGCGTGCAGGCGGTACAGGGTCGGCGGGGGAGGGGGGGCTAGTCCTCCGGCCACCGTCGCCCCGGCCTCGGCGGGATCAGGTCGCCCAACCGGTCGCGATTGACCAGCCACGTGCTGGTTAGTCCACCGCCGGGTTTGAATGCGATCTCGGTGTCGCCGCACGCAGAGACGACCTTGGATAGTGCGCTCAATCCTACGGCGCGCCGACCCTGCCGCTCGCGGATGTCGTTGTAGAGCGGCAGGGCATCGGCCAATGTTATCCAGTCCATAGAGTCTCCTAGTTAGAATCTACCTCCCACGCCTCCGAGAACTCCCGATCCGCGAACATCTCGGCAAGCCCGCTAATCTGTTTCAGGCGCAGTACCTCATCTGGTTCCATCCCTAGCTCACGTCCAATTTTTGCATCCGACCAATTACGCCGCGCCAGCTCGATCACGATCTCGCTCATTCCCTCGACTAGATGCTTGCCCCTGGCCCGATTATGGCGAATTGTTGCGGCGATCCGGTCAGGCCGCGCCTCACGGTCGTCGTTGATCGTCGTGACTGGGAGATAACCAAGCGTGCGTTCTTGCACGTCTTTGCTTTCTTTGCCAATTCGTGTGCGGTGGAATCCATCCACGACCTCGCGCTCGCTATCTCCATTCTCACCAGGATAAAGCCACGTCACGACGGGCTGCGTATACCCATCCTCCTGGATGGATAACTCAAGCAACTTCATTTCGGGCGGGGCTACGACATTGGGATTATAGTCGTTGGCTTCTGCCGTTTCTGCTGGCACCCACAGCACCAGGTCAACCGGTTCCTCGCAGAACGGGCTGACCGCGTGCAACGCCCGCCGGATCTCGTTCAGTGCCTCGATCCGCTCCTTGACGGGCAACTGTGCCACCTCGTCGGCCAGCGCCTTTGCCCGTTCTACAATGCCGAATCCTATGAGGGAAAGATGCCCCATTGGTTCCTCCGTTTCGTCATAATCTTCTGGTATCGCTTGTATGCGCCAGACTTGTGCATCGAGAAGGACAGCCCCTTGCACCAGTAATCATTGCGCAGAAGGGCCTTGCAGATCCGACGCCAGGAGGGTACCTGTTTCTTGGCCTCCAGCTTGTGATCCGCCTCATCAGGAATTGTGTTGTATCCCTTTTCTTGCCACCAGTGCAAAAAAACCGCGATTTTGTTCTTGAAATGTTCTGCCGTCTTGGGCGGCATACTGCCCAACAGCAGCATTGCAAATGATTCCCAGGTATGGCCCTCCGGCTTGTCGATCTTGATGCGACCCAGGATGTTGCCTGTCTCGTTGGCGTACAGCGCGCCCTGGTTCGCGCCGTTCACCCTCGCTACCACCCGCGCCCAGGTGTCCGGCTCGATCAGGTGAAAGAGCCATAGGCCCTTGCGCTGGTCATCCCCGTAGGGCTGGCAAATCCGCGCCTGGTGGATCGACAACCCGGCACGGTGCATCAGATCGTACAGCCGGTTGTAGGGCCGGTCGGGGTAATGCCCGTGATACGTCCAGATATCCTGGGCGCGCCAGTCGTAAATCGGGTACACGTTCCACGTCGTCTGTCCGACGTACTGGCACCAGTTTCGGCCCTCGAACTTTGTCCCGTGCCCAGCGATCGTCCGCCAGCGGTTCAGGCTCTCTGCCGTGCGGATGCCCACAAAGCAGGCGCATAGCTTGCCTTGCGCGTACCAATGGCCGAACTCTGGCACAAAGTCCTCAAACTCGCAGGCATACTGGTAGAACGGAAAATATCCCTGATCGGTAATCGCGCACTTGGGCGGCTGCCGTATCCAATCATTCTCCCGTCCCGGCTCCCAGGCAATCCAGTGATGCTCGTATTGGGACACGGCATTACGCAAGTGGATCGGGAGGGCCACCCAATACGGCTCGATGTGCTCTTTGTACATTTCGATCAATTTCAGCCCGTGGTCAATGGTCAGCTTGTATTGTCCCTCCAGGTCAAGGAACAGTACGCCGACCCGACGACCGCGCCGGATCGCTTCATCCATCACCAGGTGCAACATCACCGTGCTGTCCTTTCCCCACGAGCACGAGACATACACGTGGGGAAAGGTGTCAAACGTCCAGGCAACGCGCTGGCGCGCCGCCTCTAAGACGTTGACTCCGAGCATCCGTTTATGGTCCATCAGGCGACTTGTCCATTCGGATCATCATCTCCAGGTCGTGGAGAGCGTCCTCAATGTCGTCTCCGTGATTCATCAACTTGATCAGCAATTGCTCAATAGCCACTGTTCGACCTCCTCGCGTGTGATTTCCTCGTACTCTGTGCCCTCGACGCGGATAAAATAGCGTCGAGACTTACCAAGACGGATGCACTCATTTACTTGATAGATTCCAGGAGGTAGAGCGAAATACTCGTAGATGCCTCGTATACCGTTTGATCGTGCATCGGACCAGTCTCGCACACATTCTACAAACTCACGCCGAAACTCGTAACGATCATCTAGTCCAGTAATACGTGCCACCCAAGGGCGATGCTTTTTGTGCCCATAGCGAATGAGGTTGATCTCCTCACGCATCAGCAAAGTGCGTTTGATAAGTGCCTTGTGTCGATTGCGACGCATCCAGTGATAGGGTTCACCGATGATCTCAAGCTTGATGACTGCGTGCATTGACTAGCACCTTCCTTCCCACGAGTGTGGGGAAATTGAGCGGTTAGAACTTGGGTTCGTATCCCTGCTCTCTCAGCAGTTCTGATTCAATCTGCCAGAACTGGGGACCCTGATCGCCCTCGTCCATCGCCATAAACTCGATGACCGGAGCCTGATTGTCATACTCGTAGACGTGTACGATGATGTGTTCAGTGCCGTCCTCGGTATTGACGTATCGAGCGCCTTTGTAAAAAGTTTCTCGTGCCATTTCCGTCTCTCCTTGTCTGTGTCTGCGCGGTTCCTATTCGCGCTAATGAATAACGATGACCTCCATCGCACATTCCAGGCCGATACCCTGTTGGTAGGTGCCTAGAATTTGCTCCGGCTGAAAAGTCTCCTCGATGACCTGACCGCCACCGTTGCGGCTGACATAGAACTCTGCAATCTCCCGGCTAGTGGTCCAACTCTCTAGAGCGTTGTGCTCGTTGTGGTCCGTTCCGCGATAGAGTGTCACCGGGTGATTGATGCCGTTTCCGTTTTGTATTTCACGGAGGATCGCCTGTTCTGTAGAGAAATCTGCGCTTAGGCTAATCCCTCGTTTCTGCGCTTCGCTAGCGACGTACCCAGAGAGTGTTGCGCCAAATTCCCGTGTGGCCGCGATTTGGAAAACAATCCCGTCCGTGCTCATCCAGTCAATGGCCCAGGCTGTCAACCATTCTGCTACATCGGAACCGTCCAGATAGAGATTGTATGCAATCCGCTTGGCATATTCTGCAATTCTGTCCATTTCTCTATTCTCATCCATCTGGAGGTTCATTTCCGTCTCCTTGTCTGTCTGTGAGGGGTTCCGCCTCCCTCAATTTCTGGCTTTATTATATCAAATTTCAGAGAATTTGTCAAGCAAGTGGTTCCCCACTCAGATACCTATGTCGCGGTATGACACAGAATGATCATACCAGTTTTTGCCGCTGAAAAATTGACTTTTCGTCGTTCTACCGTGATTTTAGCGGCCAAAGCGGGGGATGGTCGTGAAGTTAGCGGGTCAGTGTCGCGGGTCGTTTAGCACGAGCTCCCCGATCATATCCTCTCCCGCCTCTGTCAACTCTAGTCCCTGATCGTGGTGCTGCTCGTCTCGCCACTTGAGCCAGTCACGCGCCAGGAACACGCCACGGATGCGCTTCTCGTAGGTTTTGCGCCCGATCTTGCACTTGCGTGCGGTCGCCAACGTGAACGGCGCGCCGCCGTGGATGGCGAGATAGAAGTCACGCGCCCGGTTGGAAATCAGAACTTGGGCATACCGCTCTTTTGCCTTGCCGTTTGTGTCATCTCGATGTTCGGCCCGGATCACCGGTTCGGGTGGTTCGGGTTCAGGTTCTTCTGTCTCTCCAAATAGGCCCGGCATCCAGAGACCGATCAGGCCGACCTCGCGCAGTTCCTCCAAACTGACCGGCTGGAATGTCCACTCAAGCGACGGGAAAAGCATCTCCTTTGCCATTACAATTGCCAAGAGCAGAGCAAAGCCAATCACCGGCCAGGAGTAGGGGACCAATAGCCACTTGATCGAGTGCCACACAGCCAACCAGTCGGCGGCATCGGAGAAAATGACAATCGCGCTGATAGGCCCGGCAATCGCCAGGACAAGCGCCGCTTTCCACTGGAGTTTTGAACCGACCACCAGCAGCACCAGGACAAACAGCGTCCAGGCCCACAGCGGCAACTCTGCCAGAATGGCGATCTGTTGGCCTACCAGTCGGATGCCATTGGCGAGAATGGCATACCACTCGCGGCCAACGAGCAGGCCAATAACGCCACCTAGCGCCCACAGATTGCCAATGACAAACCGGGCGGGCATCCATTGCGGTCTGCCGAATACCATAATGAGCAGGCCGACCAGGAAACCGACGCCAGAGAGAAACACAACCAATGACCACCAGCCAATGATCGCATAGCTGAACAGCAGCATTGTCAGGACGAGATCGAGCGCACAGGCTCCCGTGATGGCTTGCCAAACGTACAACCACACCTCGTCATCCGGCCCAAGACGGCGTGTGATCCGTGTTCCTGGTGCTCCAAGCCCTGCCCCATTGATTGCCAATCTACCCTCCTACCTAATTACCGTGACCAGCGTGCCCGGCGTCAACCTGTCGCGCAGAATCAGCCGCCGGCCGTCCACCGCCTCAATGAACGTGTGAAGCGTGATCGTCTTGCCGTCCTCTCCCACTGCACCGATGATGGGGCCGCGCCGCTGTTCGACTTGCTCGACCAGGACATTGATAATGCCCTCAGCGAGTTCACACGCCCGTGAGCCGTTGCCTGCGATCTTGACAGTCTGCACTTTCGACCTGGCGAGAAACTCGTTGTAGATGACGCCTGCAATAAAGAGGCAGGCCAGGGCCAGGATCAGTTGTGTCATTGATGTGTTCCCCCTTGTCCATTCAATCGGCCAGCTTGGCGCAGCCGCGCCACATCGTTGCCAATGGTTGACCGACTGACGGCCAACCTGTCCGCCAGTTCGGCCTGGGTGGGCGGTTCGTCTGCCAACATAGCGGCCAATACCCGCTCCCTGCGTGCCTCTGTGTCCAGGCTTGGCACTGGCTTGTCAATGGTTGGCGTCATTGGCGGTTCGGCTGTCACGGTTGGCGGTTCGGTTGGCGCTTCTGACGCCAACTTGGCATCCACTGGCGCGACCTTGGCGGTCGCCTTGACATCCTCGACGCGTCCGGCGAGCAGGGCTTGCGTATACCCGACAACGATTAGCGCCGATGGGATGAATGCCGCACCAATGGGCGCCATCCACCACGCGCCAGGATCCACCTTGGCAATGATTGGCACAAGCTGCCGCCAAGAGAACAGCCAGGCGTACCCGACAAGGACAATCTGGCCGACCAATAGCCAGCGGGCGCGCTTTTGCTTGGTCGAGGATCGATCCATCTGCAATCGACCGTACCAGTACATCCCTAGCTCGCTGGTCAGGTCGGTCATTGTGTTGAGCAGCAGTCCTAGCCAAGCGAAGCCGGTTGGCATCAGCTTGGCGAGGTACGCGCCGTCGAGGCCGGATGATGCGATCATAAGGCCAATCGATGCTAGCCATAGCGACGCTTGCAAAAGGCGGTTCCAAAAGAGTTTCAACGGTTCTCCTTGCTACCCTGCCCGACCTTTCAGCCGGGCAGGATGTGTGTCTAGTCGGCCTCAGAATCAGCGGTCGGTTTGCTGCCCACCTTTGCCCTCACGTGATCCACCAGGACGGCCCAGGCGGCGGCGTATGCCTGTTCCTGATAGTCATCGCCCAAGACGCTTTTCAGCGCACCCTCGGCGTGATAGTCGTTCTTGTAGCCGAGGTGCTGTCGGGCCTCAAAAAACAGCCGCCCCCACTGGCGCGACTTGTCCGTGTCCAACCAGTCAGGCATATAGTCAAGCTCGATCAGCTTTACGTCGGGACTGATGATGTATGTTCCTGGCCTGCTGGTATTCAAGTCCTCAGCCTCTCGCTTGGCCTCGGCCAGTTCGGCGGCGGCGTCAATGTCATCCTCTGGCGGGGGGCTGTAGTTCTGATCCTGGTAGCCATCGAAAAGATCATCGGTTGCCTGCTTAGCATCCATCGGCGTTTTGCGCTGCGCCGGCTGGTTGATCACCGTTACGTTCGCAGGCACGTCGATCAAGTCCTCCATATCCTGCGTGAAGAACTCGCTCGCATTCACTGTGACCAGCACGGCGGCGACAAGCGCCCGCTTCTCTGCCATCTTGAGGATCGTGTTGACCTGGCTGTAAATGTCCTCGTTGGGTACGCGGTAGACGGTACTGTCAATCTCCCAGGCGTCATAAACTGCGCCCTTGGCCGTCGGCTTGCGAACTTTGGCGGCTGTGCCTGCCTCAATGGCATCTCTAAACCGTTGCCAGTACTCTTCCGGCTTGCCGTATTTGCCGGTCGTCTCTGCCTTGTCCACGGCAAACGAGAACTCTGAGATGCGACCACCGCGCTTTTGGAGCTTGGTCTTGTCCAGAGCGGCGGATACATCGTCCTCGTTCACCCATCGCCAGCGATAGCGGGCCTCGCGGCTATTGCACGAGCCATCGGCCTCGCCTACAAGCTGATCTCTGTGATAAAGTCGGCAACGCATCCAGTAATAGAAGAACGGTTCGAGCCCTTCCCACTGCTCGACCTCCTTGATCGTCTCAAAGCGGGGCGTCAGGCCGAAAACGGTCGTTAACATCTCGGCACCCGGCTTGTAGAGCGTCGGCTTTGCTGTGCCGGGGATAGTGCCAAAGTGCAGACCCTCGACCATCACCGATCCGGCGAGCTGCACGAGGTAGTTGTGTCGGCTCACGGCCTGCTCCAACTCCATTACAGGCATAAGCGCCTGTTGTCTCACGGTCAATGCTGTATCACTCACCCTTGTTCTCCTTGTCCCCCATATAGGCGCTCAAATCGCGGGCGATCGCCGCTTGCGGCTCTTTGCGGATGGTCACAAAATCGAGATCGAAAGGGCCGCCCGCCTCTATACCCAGCTTGGCGATCTTCTCGAATGCGCGCCTATCCAGTTTGAGCGCGTTGGGCGCGGCCCGTCGGCAGAAAAAGATCGCCTCGCCCTCGTCATACTCAAGCCGCGTCATCTCGCGGATCCCCACGGCGGGGTGGGGGCGCTTGTCGCCGGTCGCGCTGAATGCGTCCAGGGCGGCGGCGCGGATCGCGCCCTCGACGTCGGCTACATCGGCCTTGGCCGTTTCTCGGAGCAATCGAACACGCCGCAATTCAGAATCGTAGCGTTCTTTGATCAGGGCCTCGATCGCCGATTCAAGGGCCTCCAATTCGTCGTCATACTGCATTTCGATCTGACGGGCGCGTGCCAGTTTCTCAATCAGGTTTTGCATCATGTCTGTTCTCCTTGTCCCCCGTGTCGGTTTGTGCCAAAGGCTGAGCGAACGGATCGAGGCCGTGACGACTCCACAACATCCATAGACGGCGGGTTACGTCCGAGATACGAACACCAGTCTTTCGGCTCTGCTTTTCCATATCGTCCCTGAGTGTCCGCGTCAATCGGACGTTGATCCGTTCGCTCAGTGGTTCGTCCATAGCCCCTCCTTAATGTAAGTGAGTATGTATGTACGTGTCTGTCATCGTCAGACACAGTATACCAAATTTTGCCGCTGTTGTCAAGAGGCAAATCTAAGAAAAACGCTAAATGTCTGTCCAGCACTTATGGTTGTTGACCATCAGCCGTGATGTATTGCACGTCCCCAGGATGCCCGCAATCGTGGCGACAGTCCCGGCGGTTCGGGCAGTCGGGGCATTGTGTCGCCCAGCGCATTACCCAGCCGTCGGGAGCGGTGTAGGAACCGGAGAGGGTGCGAGTAGTCAACTTAGCGGAGGCGGCTGCGCCTCTGACGACTTACGATGTTTCAATCCGTCCCACTCCTCGAATGGGACGGCACGCATGTAACGCAAATTTGACCAATACCGCATATAACGCGACAACTCTGAGTGTGTCCAGTTTGGACCAACATAGCTATTGCGCTTGAGCGAGTCAAGTGCTTGATAGCGCATCGGATTCGGATCAATCCCCAAATCTGCCACAGTGCGTAACCGATACAATGCCTCCTCTGGCGTGTCTCGAAAACCGATCAGAACATATACCCTAATCCGATTCAGTGGAAAGCCTGCGCGTCGCAGTCGCTCAAACGCAGTCATAAAGCTACTTTCGTAGCCTATCGAGTCAAACGCCAAACGCACCATACAGTCCAACTCTGCCAACCGACCAGCGTGATAGTCGGTCAGCAATCGGGCGTCAAGTCCCTGATTGAAGTCGATTCCCAACAACGGTTTGAGCCGGTCTATAACCCGATCAAAGTGCGCCCGACTGCACGCCAGCAGATTGTTGTCACATATAATTGGAGCAGGTGTCCAGTCTTCCAATTCTCTCAACTGACCCTCTATCCTCGGAACAGCACAGAATGGACAGTGCCGAATACACCCCCGGCTCGTGAACGTTGCGTCTGGATTGTGCCTCTCTAGCGCCTGTACTGATTCGCCATTGCACTCTGCCACATCTGAGAGATAATCAGGCATTAGCGCCACAGCAGGCCCACCCGCTTTGACGGTGTAGCCCTGGCAGCGCAACCAAACGGCGCGCTGATAGGCCACTGGCAGATCCCAGGTGAATACAACCGATAGAAAAGCAGTGTAACCGTTTTTCCATTCCAGAAACGTTTTAGACCACCTCATTAGTTCTCCGTATCCACATTAGCAGAATCTCCAGCCAATCCCTCGATCTCCTCGATCAGCCGCTGCATCTCTCTCCGGTCGTTGTCGATCCACGCCAACCGTGCGGCGTGCGCCAGTTCTCCGATGCGCTCCAGCTTGCCCAGCGCAGCGTTCAGATCGATCACAAGAGATCGCTCATTCGCGCGAGAACTGTTCAGCGCTGTGATCAATTCGCGCGCCTGCTCAGGCGTCACGAAGCACCAGGACCAGCCAGCCGCGCCGTTGTGTTCGGCCTGGTGCAAAAGCTCGGAGAGGTTCACCACTTTACCCCGCTCCTTGCCGACCGACCCTCTCTCCGCGCCCGCCGCCGGGCTCTGCGCACATCCAGCGTGTAGTCTGCCTTGGGAGTAGAGGGCCAGTCTTTCCAGCGGCGATAAACGCGCCACGTCTTTTTGCTCGGCATCTTGGGTCCAGTGCGTGTCAATGGATTCTCCTTGCTAGGTGGACGTATGAAAGCCATTCCTCTGCTGTCGCGCCATTCACCAGAAGATCATCGGGTTTCTCAGGCCAATCGATGACATAGGTCTGCTTGCCCGTCTTGGCAATGCCATAGGCCAGTCGGTCGGCGCTTTCTTGCGCGTCGGGATCGAGGCCGATGTAGATCGGCGCGCCGATCGGGAACAGGTTGAGCCATTCGCCCTTGAACTTTCCGCGCTTACCGAATACGCCGACCGTAGGAAATCCGTATTGATGACAGCAGATTGCCTTGATCGATCCCTCGACGATGATACCATAGTCCGCGTCGATCAGGTGGTGCGGAAAAGCAAGACACGTCCCTAATCCTGCCATTTCAGGCCGGTACTTGTCGCCGTTTGGCGCGTCGGCCAGTCGGTGGCGCAGATTGAGCAATCGCCGCTTGTCGGCGTCAAAGATCGGGATCGTGTAGCTTGGCCTGTGGGCGCGGTCGGTCGGGCAGCGGGGGCAGTAACCTAGTTTGTAGTCCAGAATGGCCCAGGGCTCGACGCCTTTTGCCATCCACCACCCGTAGGCGGCTTCATCCAGGTTGGCGTGATACCGCTCGTGAATGCGTGATCGGTTCAGCCGCTCAATGGCCGACACGCGCTGCTCTAGTTCCTCTTGCTTGCGCTCCAGACGCCGCAGGCGAATCTCGGTTAGTTCAGCCTCGGTCAGCTTGTGGTGTGGATCCTTGTTCTCCAGAAAGCCGGAGGCGTTGCATTGCCTGCACCAGTAGCGGGGCGGATCGGAGAAAATCAGAAACCCATCCTCAGTCGCCCGCCGGCAGAGCGGGCAAGGGGCGCTGGCTTCGTGTGCGCTCTTGCGCGTGATCTCGATTCCCGGCCAGCGTTGTTCGGCCAGCCTCATTGCGTGCTCTATATCCATCCTAAAACTCCATATCTTGCCTCTGCAATTCCATCTCGGCAAGTTTTAACTCGGCCATATCAAAGTGGAGAATGAACGTCCGTTCACCGTCGGCCTTGCGCTGTTTGTTCATCCGCAAGACGAAAAGTTCGGGACTGTTGGCTACTTCATGACCTGCAATGGTCACAGTAGGCCGGTCGCGGTGGGTTTTCCAGGGACGCCAGATACCAAAAAACACATCACAGACCTGCTCGATCCCGCTGCTCTCCTGTGCGTCGCTCATTGCCGGGACCGGCGTGCTGTAGGCGTCCACGTCCCGGCTTGCTTGTGCGGCGACGATGACCGGACAGCCCACGCGCAGGGCAAGCTGTTTGGTTGCATTGATCGCGGCCTTGACCTGCTCATATCGGTTCTTGTATCCGCGTTCGTAGGGTATGAGCTGCGCATAATCCATACAGAGTAGGATCGGTTTTGGGGCGCTGGCGTAGCCTTGCGCCAGATGCTCGATGGCCTTGAATACGATGGGCAGCGTAAGCGGTTGTGTTTGCGCCTTCACGTTTCTCGAACTGTGCCCGATGATCCAAAGCGGTAAATTGGCGCGCCCGTGCACCTTGCGCTTGACCTGATCAAGTGAGAGTTTGCCCCAGGCATAATCAGAGACGGTATACTCGCTATCCGCCTCAAAGTAAGCCTCAAGATCCTCGGCGTGCTCTTCCCAGGAGACGTACACAACACACTCCTCGAACTGCTTGCCGCGCGCTTGGATGTCTAATGCCGTCCGCTTGGCCTGTCGGGCCATCAGGCTGGTCTTGCCGCTGCCAGGCCGACCGCAGATAATTGCCAGCTTTCCGGGTCGGAGGGGCAGCACGTAGTGATCCAGGACGGGCAGATCGAACTGGATGCCCGGAGTCTTTAGCTGCCATTCGTATTGCTCAACGTGCATCTGTGCCAGTTGGGCGGGGCTGTGTAGATAGATCTTCGGATCGAATGTGTTCGGTTTAGCCGTCGTCATGATGTAACTCCAAACGTCACAGTATCGTGGGCAATGTGAACATCAGCAGCGCGCGACGTCGATGATCCACCGTTGCGCTTCTCAAGCGGCTTGTCGCGCCCCACACGACCCTCTGCATACCAGTCCAACATACCGGCTACGTTCTTATAGCTGTAACCGGTCAGCACCCAGCCGTGGGCGACTTTGTACCAGTTTTCTAGGGCCTCCGGATTGTCAGGGATCGCCGCGTCAATGTCTGCCCTGACGGCTTTGACAGGGCTGTAACCGGTTGCCTCTTTGTAGACTGCGCATTGAGGGGACAATCCCCTATGCTCGGGCACAGTCCATTGCCCCTCAACCTCTTGTCTCTCTTGGCAATGAGCCGTTACCGAAAACAGATCAGCACCTATTCTATCACGCGCCTGCTTGAGATATTCCTGTGCCGGGTTGTCTGTCGGTTCATCCTCTCCATAAAAGAGACGATCATCGTCCGGCAGGGCTCCGGTTCTTGGAGGTCGTGCGAGATCAACATCGGCGGGGGCGGGCGGCGCGGTAGCGCCCTCTTGCTCTGTAGTCTCTGGAGTAGTCTCTGAGGTAATCTCTGGAATAGCTGGCGAGGTCGTGCAGTCCTTGTTGTGAAGATCCTTCACATCTTGTTGGTGATACTCTTGCAGTCTTGTTAGGAGTGTGTCGGTGTCGAGGCGGTAGTACAATCGGGCCGGAATGCTCATCAGCTTTTCTTGGAGAATGCCCGCCTTGACAAGATGTTTTCGGGCGGTGCGCTGCTCGGCGGGGGATAGTCCGGTTTCGTCGTACCATTCCTCTTGGGTTTTCCAGATAAAGCCATCGGGCCGCACGCCTTTGTCTGTCCAGTAAAGCAATTGACTGACAAAGATCGCTTGCTTGACGCCCCCCAGCGCTTTGGCAAGGACGGGATGATAGGCGATAGGGCGATCTCCGAGAATAGCGAGGATAAGCGGTTTGGGCGTTTGTGGTGTGCTGTACTCTACTGGTGTTTCCATTGGGGGCTCCTAATCGTATTGTGCGTACTGGGTGGCTTGAGGGTTACAAATGGGGCAGAGCTTGGGGGATTCGGCGCGGCTCTTGAGAATCATCTCGATGGACTGATCAACGTTCTCCCAAACGCGGGCCAGGATCATCTCATTGCCGGTCTGTTCGTGTACCGCGTGCGTGAGGGCCGAACCGTTGCCCGCCCAATGCTCGCCAAGTCTGGTCTCAAGGGGACGCTCGGTGAAACCGATGTAGTGTCGGCAGTGGTGGTACTTTTCTGTGAAGTGGAGCAGGTAGACCGTGCCAATCTTGCCGCTGGGTTTGATTTGATGATTGCCCTTGTGTGCGCGGTATCTATTTCCCAACGAAACATCCTCCTGGGCTTTGACTAGGCGGCCCGGTGACTTGGGTTAAATCTCATTGGCATATGAGATGGCTCCCGAGCCACCTAGTCAAAAACCAGGAGGACACGTATCCCCAAGTCCGAGCCTATTCTTTTCGATCTTCGGCTCTAAGCGGGTTGCCAGTCCGCTCAGTTGACGCTCTCAGGCGTCAAATCCAGTATAACCGATCTTGGCGGCGTTGTCAAGAGGAAATTTAGCCACGCTCTCGATAGGGATCAAACTCGTCCCGGTGCGAGTGCGGCGCATTGGCCAGCAGGTCAATGTTCAACCCTTCATCCGTGGTCGTGAATGTGAGAATGCCGACGTGGCTCACCCCGTTGCTCAGGAACAGGTGAGCGCTTTCTGGATCGACATACAGCGCGATAGACGAGATGGTCAGGCCGGTGATGAATTTTGTCAGTGTGTCGGGATGTAATCCGGTTGGCATAGAAATCTCCTTGTCAATGCGCCTCGACTAGCCTATACTCCTCTGGCCTGGTCAGGCGTTTGAACCGCCACTTGCGCCGGTCGCGCATCCAGCGACGGGCCTCGATTGTGCCATCGTGATTGACGGCGCAGACGGTCCAGGTCGCGCGTCGGCTCTTGCGGTGCTTAATCCGGTCGCCGGGTTGCATTGGGCCATTCTCTGATCATCAAGTCGTCGGGAATGGGGGCCTTGCGTGACATCTGCTTGAAAAAGTAGGGTACACCCGCCGCTTGGCATTGGTCCCTGATGTCACGCGCCCAGCCTGGATGCATCGGCCTAGCGCCTGGGCCGGTTTCGCCGCCGACGATGACCCAATCGAGCACATTGGCCGAATACTCATAACTGGCTGGATCATCTGGATGCCCCCCGCTGAATTCAATCTCGGCAATGCTGATGTCCACTGGCCCAAGCATCGGCTCCACACTCACAAACCGCACCGCCGCCGGACACTGCAACAGCAACGGGATACGTTCATTGGCGCGCTGCTGATTCTCGCAAGTGACGCCAAACCAGATATAGCTCGGCGGCGGTTCCAGCTCTATGCCTGTGTCGTACCGATACCGCTTCCAAAAAGCCAGCATCTCGTCGGGACGCTTGGTGAGCACCAAATACGTATGCTGCGGGGATCGCGCCATTTCGTGAAAGACGAATGCGATCTCGTCGTAAGGTACGTCTCTGTGGAAAAGGTCGCCCATCGAGCACACAAAAACCGTGCGCGGCTTTTTCCACTTGCGCGGCAATTCGAGCTTGTCTGGATGCAATGTCACCCGAAACGGATCATCGGCGGGATACCCGAACCGCCCCGCAAGCCGTTTCGACATCCGCTCGGCGTAGCAGTGCGCACAGCCCTCACTGATTTTGGTACAGCCAGTCACGGGATTCCAGGTAACGCCAACGGTTCCAGGTCTGTGTGTCCACTCAATTTTTGTCATTTCATTCTCCTTGTTTCTTGCGCGTCATCGGCCCACCCGCCGACTACACACGCGCAGTAGCAAATGAGCGTGCAGGCGAGCACGACGATAGCGCCGATGATGAGTAGGATCGTAAGGGCAGACATTGCCCTGGCCTGACTAGGGCGCGGCCTCGAGCTCGTGAGTCGCACAGCCCCCTGGACTTTGCAACCAGCCGCCACCAAGCCACTCGTGAGCTTGCTCTACTGCGGCGCAGAGTGCGGCGTTCTGTGAGCGCAATTCCAGCTCGTCCATCAGGTCATTGAGCATCTTCGCAAACTCAGCGCGCTTCTCTGCCGGCGGTCTGACGTGGTAGGTCTGCTTGTCCGGCTTGGCATAGACGCACTGGACGACGCTGATGCCCAGCGCCTTGGCCCGGCGGCGGACTGTCCGTGCTGAGACATTGCCCTGGGCAGCGATCCAGACGGCGGATCGCCGTCCTGCGTATGTGCGGATCAAGTCGTCGAGGTTGTTCATTCAATTCTCCTAAATTCTCCTATTCGTTGTCCTAGCCATTCCGCAACCGGCACGCATACGGCATTCCCAAGCTGCCTGTAACGTGCGCTGTCCGATTGACCGACAGTCCAACCATCGTCGAATCCCTGGAGGCGCTCACACTCGGTCGGCGTAAGACGACGGATGCCCCAGGTATGGGCGATGGCGTCGGGACGCCCTGCGATCATCTGCGCATATTCGCCAGAGCGGACAACTCGCGTTCGCTCTGAACCTTGCGCGCAATAATCAAACACCACACACTGCGCACTGTCGCCCCTGCCCGTTCGTCCGGCCTCTGCTGTCAATGGGGCGGCTATTGTGCCCGGTGCCCCGCGACCGTTGCGTGTGTAGCGGGGCTGGAAGGCCATTACGTGAGGTGCGCTATCGCCGGCTTTGTGGCAGTTTGTAATGTCTGCTGTGTCGCTTGGCTGTCCACCAGGCTTGTTGTCTCGGGTGTAGTAGCGGAGCTGGAAGGCGACGGTAGTATAATCTGTGATTCTCCGTTCGTGGTCGCCCGTGACGGCGCTTGCTGTTTGCCCGTCCCCATTGCCGCGTGCGTCAAAGGCGACGTATATCTCATTGTCCAGATCGTACCGGGGACAATGGTGTGCGCCCAACGGCACGGCGATCATCGCACCTTGCCCTCTGCTTTCCCCAGTTCGCTCTGTCCCCCTGCCACTCGTAGCAAGGCACGGTGCAACATCTCGGGCAGTTCCTTGCCCCGCTTCTCTGCTCGGCGGAGAATCCCACGCGCTGCTCTCGGACTCAAATAATACTTGCGCGGCACATCCGTCTCCAAGACTGCCGACAATGAACACACGGCGGCGGCGCTGGGCCACTCCAAAGTATTGAGCGTCAAGTATCCTCCAGGCGACGCCATACCCGAGTTTGACCAACCCTCGAAGGAGGACGGCAAAGTCTGCCCCACCTCGTGAGGATAGCAAGCCGGGGACGTTCTCGATGACAACCCATCGCGGCCTAAGCTCTGCAAGAATTCGATGGAACTCGAACCAAAGTCCTGATCGCTCTCCAGCCAATCCCGCGCGCTGTCCGGCAACCGATAGATCCTGACAGGGGAATCCACCGCAAATAAGGTCAACTGGCACTGGCTCAAGGTTTCGTCGTCCGACATTTCGCACATCCTCGTATTTGGGCGTATCGGGCCAATGGCGGGTCAGTACGTCGCGGCACTTGTCGTCAATCTCGACCTGCCACGCGCATTTCATCCCCGCCAATTCCAGGCCCCGATCAAATCCCCCGATGCCGCTGAACAAGCTACCAAATCTCACTTATCAGTCTCCACATCCTCAGAACTCAAGCTCCATTTGTACCGCTTCCGGTTCCCTTTCGGGCACATCCAGCGGTATCGTCCGCCCGTTCACCCGCGCGATGTGCGGCAACTTGAACGGGTCCAGGCTGATCACGTCGTCGCCGTCGTAGGCCAGCGAATGCCAGCCGTGCGGCGCGTCGTGCCAGGTAAGTTCCCGGCCAATGAGTGCATTGGCGCGGGACTTGAGCTTGCTGAGGGATACTGTCACGCGGCATATACCTCAGCGTGTTCTCGCCACCAGTGCATAAAGCGCCGTGCTTCGGCGTTGGTATAGAGAAGCTGGCGACCGTTGGCGAGTTCGATTTCGACACGATCAGACTCGCCAACCACATAATGCCGAATATAGACGATGTGATTGATGTTGATCCCTTGTTCGTCCATCTGTAGAAACTTGGTCATTTCGTTCTCCTTGTCAATTCCGCCCGTAGGCGGCTAATACATCCCCGGCGCATCGTGCGATCTGCACAGCGCCGGGCCATAGCTCGGCAAACATTCGTTGTGATCTCGTGAGTTTTCCCGCTGGCGTCTTGATCTCCCAGGCGGTCCAGAAACCGGACTGCGAGTCGAGGTCATAGCCCCACACGAGAATGTCAGGCGTGGGGAGCGTGCTACTCACGTCCAGGACCAGGAACCCGCACGCCCGGAGCGCCTGGACGATCTCGGCCTGATTGGCGTCGGGATGCGGGTAGCGCGGTCGCCTAACCACGTCTGCGCCTCGGTTGAATGCCCAGCGAGTCGAGCCAGGCGCGTTCGGGGGGCGAGATGGCTTTTCCTTTTTCGCTTCTGTAGTGCTCTGCTGCCCGTTGCCCTGACGGCGTGTAGGCGCGAAATAGACAGCCCCAACAATCATCGACTGAGACGGTCATCTCGCCACCGTCCTTGGAGATGTGCAAGCAGATAGGCGTACCGGCTCGGATTGCGCGGTACTGACAGGGGAGCCATCGCTTAGGCATAGCTCGCGCTCCTTGGCGTATGCGCCCACTCAGGCGGTTCGAGCGGCTCGGCGTAGCAGTCGCCGCAGATGGTGGTCAAGCGCCCGTCAATCTCGACGACGCGATAGTCGTCGCCCTTGATCTCGTGGCCGCACAACTCGCAGTAGATCGCCTCGTTCACAGCGCCCCCCCAACCGCATCCGCTTGCGTCTCGTGCAGGTCGCGCAGATCGGCGGCCTGTCGCAACGCCTTGCGCATCCAGTCGGGGATTGCCAACTCGGGCAGGGTGGTCAGGTCTGCGATCAGCGCCCGCGTGCCGTCGGCCAATCGCGCCCACAGCGCATCTTCGTGCGCTGTGGCGATGACCTGTGTCCGAGATGCTAGATCATACGCGGCATAGGGGAAGGCGGGCGCTGGTGTACGCGCCTGGGTGATGCCCATTTGGGCGAGTGCCTCTTGTGCGTTCATCGTCGTCTGTTCTCCTTGTCGGTCAAATGAGGCCGCGCTGCCGTGCGGATCGCGCTTGTCGGGTGTCACGAACAGCGCAGCCAGTTACCCCCGTTGATGCGGGCGCTTGGGGATCGAACCCTTGGGCTATCATCCAATGCCGCCGTGTGGCAGCGCCCGGTGTTGCCGGTTACGGTGTCCGGCGTCTCCATTACGAGACTGCCTAGCATTGCGTGCCTCCTTGTGCCGGGCCTTGCCCCGCCCGGCGGGGCTTATGGAGCACCAAGGTTGACGCTGACGATTCGGCCAGCCTCAAATGATACACCCGAGCACGTACTATAGCCCAATGCCACGACGACTTCACCTTGTGCGCATCGTTGCGGGGGGTCGATGACGCAGAAAAGCGATTCGATCTTGATTGCGGTAGGCTTGATGCCGCCAAGTGGAACTGCTACGATCTCGCCTGGTTGTGCGTCTCGGATTCTCTTTGTCCTGATGTCCATTCGCCTATCTCCTTGCCACCCCCTGCGTCCATGTCCAATCTGGATACAGTATACCACAAATCGAGCGGGCCTGTCAAGTATTTCTAGCCCTTTTGTTACCATCCGTATACCTAGACATAACGCGGGGCTATTGACAACTGGTGTACCATCGGTTATAATGGGGACACGGGGTTGTGTCGCCCCGTATGTTCTCCTTGTCGAGGGGGCGAGGGTGGGCCTCGCCCCCGTGGGAATTTGAATGCTCTCTTTGGTTCTCGCCACAGTCTACGCAGGTCGCATTGGGCAACCGCTGTATTGCTCTACCCCTGATGCTCCCCGCTACTACGACACTGCCTATTCCCCCTGGCTCGCCCTACCTATCGAGCACTACCAAGATGGTCGGGTGCAATGTGGCGATTTGCTCTATCTTCGCTTTCCCGATGGCTCTACCCTGATGGCCCGCGCCTATGACGCCGGGCCTTTTGCGTCCTACTGTGTGAGGCAAGCGGACGGTTCGTGTCCATCTATCGGCTTGGATGTGCCTGAGCATCTGTGGCCGGTGGAGGACTTGAGCGCGTTTGTCGAGATGTACAACATTAGCGCAGCACATCGCGCTTCTCGGAATGCTCCTGATCGCTCTCCCCCCCAAGCGGTCGGGGGCAATCCAGGGGGCGGGATGTGAGTGAGAACGGCGCGATCGCTTGGACAAATGAGCGGCGCAAACTCTCGGACCTTGTACCGTGGGACCATAACCCGCGTGAGATTCACGAGCGTGAGGGTGCGCGGCTGATTGAATCGCTCGACACGTTCGGGCAGATTCAGACCATCGCGATTGGACCGGATAACGAGATATACGACGGCCATCAGCGCCGCTATGTGTGGGCAGCGTCGGCGCGGTATGGCCCGGATTACGAGGTGGACGTCCGTGTGGCGTCCCGCCCGCTGACCGAGAAGGAACGGCAAAAGCTGGTCGTGTTCCTGCACCGGGGCACGATGGGCCAATGGGACTGGGAGGAACTGGCAAACTCGTTTGAGGTAGGCGACCTGCTCGATTGGGGTTTTGACGAGGGCGAGTTACAGCTTGATTGGGGGGAGGACGAACCGGCAGAGGATCCCGGCGGGCAGGTGGACAAGGCGCAAGAGTTGCAAGAGAAGTGGGGCGTTGTCAGGGGCGATGTGTGGGAGATACCAAGCGCCAGTGTACCGGGCAAGTCGCATCGGGTGATGTGCGGGGATTCGACAAGTGAGGCGGATGTGGGGCGGTTGATGGGTGGGGAGAGGGCGGGGCTGGTATGGACTGACCCGCCTTATGGCGTGTCGTACTCTGGCCGAGGCCAGAGTACGACACATCAAGTCATCGAAAACGACGATCTTGATCCTGTTGAGCTGCGGGCATTCCTGGCTTGCGCGTTTAAGGCTTGGGATAAAGCGATGGCGGATGGTTGCGTGGTTTACGTGTGCCACGCGGACCGTCCGCGTGGCACACGTCCGGCGTTTGAATTGGCTTTTGGTGACGCTGGCTGGAAATTCAGTTGTACAATTATTTGGGCCAAACCAGCCGCGTCGATGGGGTGGCAAGACTATCGTGCGCAGCATGAACCGCTGTTGTATGGCTGGAAACATGGCGAACATTACTTTTGCGGAGACAGAAGTCTTACGACCTTGTGGCAGATAGGGCGCGATGCCGCATCTGATTACAAGCATCCGACACAGAAGCCGATAGAATTGCCGAGGCGGGCAATGGAATATAGCAGTTGCCCAGGCGATGTAGTATTCGATGGATTTGTTGGGTCGGGTAGCACGCTAGCTGCCTGTGAGCAGATGCAGCGCATTGGACGAGCTTGTGACATCGAACCGAAATATGTCTCTGTCACCCTCGAACGCCTTGCCGGTATGGGCCTCTCGCCGCGACGGGTGACGCAATGAGCGAGGGCGGGGGCGGCGCTTTGTGCTGGGGTTTGTATGGCGGCTAACATTCGGAACGCGCTGCAAATAGAACGCGACCGCCGAGAGATTGCTTCTCTGTACTTGCAGGGTTGGCAGCAGGCCGAGATTGCCGAGAAATTGAGCCAACCAGAGACAGGGCGAGGTTATGCGCTCTCTCAGCAGATGGTCAGCTATGATATTCAGCAATTGATCAAGCAATGGCGAGAATCGGCGCTGATCGATCTTGACGAGACCAAGGCGCAAGAGCTTGCCCGGATCAATGAACTGGAGCGCACCTATTGGCGGGCGTGGCTTGAAAGTTGCAAAGACGCTGAGACGGTCAAGCAGAAAGGGCAGCCGTCAGATGTGCCGGGGCGCGTGCATACAGAGCAGATCGAGAGAACGACCAAGGGTCAAGCGGGCGATCCGTCTTTTCTGCGCGGCGTCCAGTGGTGCATCGAGATGCGATGCAAGATTTTCGGTGTTTATGCGGCATCCAAGATTGAGCATAGTGGCACAGGCGAAGGCGGCGCGATCCCGATCATTACAGAGGTCGTGGTAAGAATGCCGGGGGACGATGGCGCAGACGACGCTGTGGACGACGAATGATAAGGGCCAAGCGATCCTCTCGCCCCACCCCGGACAGGCGCGAGCGTGGCGGTCTGGCAAGCGGTTCGTGTTTATCATTGCTGGGACGCAAAGCGGCAAGACGGCTTATGGTCCCTGGTGGCTCTACCGGGAAATCCAGCGCAACGGCGCAGGGGACTATCTAGCAGTCACGGCAAGCTATGACCTTTTCAAATTGAAAATGTTGCCCGAGATGCGCATTGTATTTGAGAGCGTTCTCCACATCGGGCGCTGGTGGGCAGGCGACAAGGTGATCGAGCTGCGCGATCCAAAGCGCGGATTTCTCGCCAAGCGCAGCGATGATCCGATGTGGGGACGTATCATTCTAAGGTCTGCCAGTACAGGCGGGGGCCTGGAGAGCGCCACGGCAAAAGCTGCGTGGCTCGACGAATGCGGCCAAGATGCTTTCACGCTTGAGGACTGGAACGCAGTACAGGCGCGGCTCTCCCTGCACGAGGGCCGATGCTTAGGGACTACGACGCCCTACAACCTGGGGTGGCTCAAGTCGGAGATCTACGACCGATGGCAGCGCGGCGCATCTGACGTTGAGGTGGTCAATTTCTCAAGCGCGCTCAACCCGGCTTTCCCTGATCGGGAGCAGGAACGCAGGCGCAAGACGATGCAGGACTGGCGCTATCGAATGCGCTACCTGGGCCAGTTCACCAAGCCGGCAGGGCTGATCTATTCGGCGTTTGAACCGTCGATGATCGTGGAGCCCTTTGCAATTCCCAACGAGTGGGAGCGGTTGATCGGTGTGGACTTTGGCGGGGCCAATACCGCCGTCGTCTACCTGGCGCAGAACCCGGACACACAGCAGTGGATCGTCTACGACGAACAGATGACCGGGGATAAGACGAGCAAGGAATATGCGCAGAGCGTGCGGGCCAACTTGCCCGACGGCTGCTTTTTCACCGCTTACGGGGGCAGCAAGTCGGAGGGGCAATACCGCCGAGATTGGGCAGATGGAGGGCTGGTGCTGGGCGAACCGAGGATCACCGAGGTAGAGAGCGGGATCGACAAGGTGATCGAGTGGCTCAAAGACGGTTCGCTGGCTGTGTTCCGTTCGTGTTCTGGCCTCATTGACGAGTTCGGCACCTACCGGCGCAAGCTGGATAGTATGGGCGAACCGACAGACAAGATCGACAATAAGCGAGAGTTTCACCGTCTGGACGCGCTGCGCTATGCGGCCATCGGTCAGGGCGGCGGGTGGGTGCTCAGGTAAGGGGTAGAATGAAACTGAGTAGGCGATCTATACCTAATCCCGGATCGGTGCGAAAAGTTCGGCGTTTTCTTTGGTTGCCTGTAGGCTTGAACGTCGAGGGAACTGGACGCTATGAGGTTCGCTGGTTGGAGTGGGTCATGGTCAAGCAAAAAGCCGTCACAGATTGGGATTATCCGTGGTCCACTTATTGGAGAGATCAAGCCTTCATTTCATAGAATGAGTGTTACTAGGGGGTAAAGTGGATTTTGCTGTGTTTCAAGGAGAGGCTGCGCAAACTATTGATCGACTGTCTACACGCGGCGATACAATCGCGTACATTCTGGCGTCGGCCACGGAGGAGATGGGCGAGGTAGCGGGGACGGTGCGTGCCTATTTTCGCACTGGAGAGGTAGATCAAGAGCAATTGCTTGATGATCTGGCCGATCTCCAGTGGTACGTGAATGCAATAGCTGTGCTGTTCGGATTGAGCCTTGATGAAATCGCGCAGTATGGGCTAAAGAAGAGCCAGAGCAGGCAGCAAATTGCATCTATGGAATATGAGGTGGCCGCCAAGATGCGTAGGGGGTAGGGTGGAGACGACAGAGCAAGAGCGCGCTTTGTGGGATCAGATCAAGGCGCTAGACCCTCGCGTGCTTCAGGTAGACAATGTGCCTCGTGTGTCTGGATATGAGGCGGCTTTTCTGCCAAGCGGGACGCTGTGTTTGTGCGTGAAGCTATGGAGTGAACGACGGCAAGAAGCGGCCTATGCTGAAACGTGGTACGATAAACGGCTACTTGAGGATGCCGACCTGAATGTAGCCTCAGCTTTGTGGTCTGGGCCGTGCGGTATCGAGGCGGCGTTTTTGGATTTGGAGCAGGACCTTGAATGACGCCGATCACGCCTTTTGGGAAGCCGTCTACCGCGCTGTGTGCGCGATTGCAGCGGCGATCAAGCGATGGAAGCTAGGGGGTAATGGCAAAAATGAAACTGACTAGGCGACAATTTCTAAAGAGCCTACTTGCTACAGCGGCGACGGCAGTGCTTATGCCTGAATCGCTGATTGAGCCAGTGCACGGGGCCAGCGACCTGACACCGCAAGAGCGCGACGTTATGGCCGATGTGCTGGGGTTGAGACAGGAGCAATGGTCAGGCGCGGATTTGCAGTCTATCAGGCAGCGGTTTATGACAATCCCCGTCTTCGATGGAGACGAGTTCAAGCAAGTAACACTGCCTGTAAAAAACGATCCGGGCGGCTATCTTGTGCCAGCAGAGTACAGGGATGAACTCATGCTGGCCGCCGTGGGCGGGTTTCGCGTTCCGATAGAAAGGACGGTCAAGGCGCGTAAGGTCGTCTTGTCCTGGTACTGGAAAGGCACATCGGAAAACGGGGAGATCTGGTCGGCAGAGATACCTGAGATTGCATTGCAACCCGGCCTCACACGCGCTTTGAATCGTAGGAGTTGGATAGAATAGAGTCACCGGCCAACTGAATACGGCCTCCTGATTTCGATCAGCACGCCACACTTCCAGAGTCTCGCGCAAGCCACACTCTGAGGGTGTGGCTTTTTTCTTTGAGGGACGGATGACAACATTCTGGCAGAGAGTAAAATACGCATTCACGGGGGAAACGTCGGCGCCTGCCCCTGCCCCTCGTGCGCGCAAAGTTGCCCCGTTTCTCTGGCCGTCTTACGTAGACGAACAGCCGCAGTGGCAACTCGTGGACTTTGCCGCATACGTCAACGAGGGCTTTAACCTCAATACGCTGATCTACAGCGCCATCATGTACAAGTGCCGTGCGTTGGTCTCTGCCCCCCTGCGCGCCTACACCGGCGACGTGCAGGATCCGGAACTGTTGCCCCCTGACGATCCGCTCTCTCGGCTGGTGGACCGCCCCAACCCGCACCAGTCAATGATCGAGATGCGGCAGCAGGCGATCACCTATCTGAATATCAGCGGCAACAACTATACCCTGCTCGACCGCCCGCGTCCAAGCGCACCGCCGGAAGCGCTCTACAATCTCCGCCCGGACCGCGTGCTGATCATACCGGGTAAGAAGAACGGTATATCGACGATCTTGGGTTTCGTCTACGTGCCAGAGGGCCGATCCGCGTTCAGCCGGGCCAATGGTGCAACACGCGCCGAGATGGTAGACAACGGGCGGGCGACGATGATCGCCCCGCCTGATCTGATGCACACGAAACTACCGAATCCCCTCGATCCCTTGGAGGGGATGGGCTATGGGCTCTCGCCCATCAGCCCGATGGCTCGATCCGCCGACGTGGACAACTCGATCACGCACTTTCTCAAGCTGTTCTTTGACCACGGTGTGATGCTGCCGGGTGTGCTGTCCAGCGACAAGCCGCTTTCTGAC